AGAAATATATATTTTCAAATCGTTTTAAAATAAATCAAAAAAATATAAAAGATTGTTATATACCAAATTATATTTTTTAAAAAATTGATTTTTTTTTATAAATATATTAATAATATAAAATGACTGATACAGTTGCTGATACAGTTGCTGATACAGTTGCTGATACAATGGAAAAAACAATTTCAGAAACCGAAAAAAGTGTATTTAATATAAATAATTATGCAGATATAAAATTATATTTTCCAGATTCAATATCATCAGAGTCATTAATAAAAGAGTTTATATTGTCTAAAAATGATATTCGCCAAAGTGGATTTTTAGGAGTTTTATTAGAAAATATGGACGATAATGATAATAATGTTGATATTGATGAAGACGATGATGAAAATATTATGATTACCAAAAATCAAATTAGAATACCATCTAGTTTATACAAAGGTATAAGATATATAGATTTAGTATATTTTATTGATTTATGGAAAGGAAAAGAAAGTTTAACTGAATATTCAATAATAGATAATAAAAATCATAATTTAAAATCAATAAAAAAATTATGTGATTCTTTATTATTAAATACAGAATTATATTTTGTAAAAAAATTAATGAATTTATTTCCACATAATGAATAGAATATATTATTAAAAATTATTTCGTATATTTGCTAGAAATGTTTCTTTCCAACTTGGTCGAGGATTTTTAATTGTATTTATAAATTGTTCAATAGAATAAATAATATTTTTGTAACAGAATTCACTATTTTTTAACCATTTAACTTGAAATGGAAGATTATTAATATTTGGGGTTAAATGTGTTAAACCTTTTACACTATTTATAATTATACTTTTATTGTCATTTTTATTTAATACTAAAAAGTAATAATCTTTTTTGTATTTTTTATTATATTCTCTTTTTTTTAGTTTATCAAATAATATAGTTGCCATTTGTCCATTATCATAATGACTATTTAAATCTAATTCACAATTTGTATATGCATATACACATAAGGCTAAATTACCTACATTATCACTTGTAATCGTTGTTGTAGATTTTATATTTACTGGTAACCATCCATAATAATTATCATAAATAGCAACATCAAACCAATTACGTATTGCTGGTTTCTTAATCTTAGAACCATATTTTTGTATTAATATATTAATAATTTCTTCTTCGTCAAAATTGCTGTTAATACGACCATCATTGTTTATATTAATAAAATTATAATTTTGTTTGGATAGAAAGTCTTGAATAACATATAACATTAAAGGTAATTTTTTTATTCTATATAAGAATCCTCTTGTGTATCTTTGGATTGTAATAATATGTACATTATTTATTGTATAAATATTAGGAAAATAATTAAAATCCATTTTATATTGATGTATATAAATATAAGTTATATTTTTAATCTCTTTTTCTTTAAAGATTTGTTTTAAATTTATTTTATTTTTTGTATTAAAATATATAATGAAATTTTTAGTATATGGTACAAAAGGTTGGATTGGAAATAAAGTTTATAGGTATTTAAAAGAAAATAGTTTTGATGTAATTGAAGGAAATAGTAGGGTAGAAAATATTGAAGAATTGGAAAGAGAAATTAGAAATAATAATCCAACACATATTATTTCATTAATAGGTAGGACACATGGTACATATGACGGGAAATATATTGGTACAATTGATTATTTAGAAAAACCAGGAAAAGTATTTGAAAATGTTCGTGATAATCTATTTTCCCCAATGGTATTAAGTTTTTTATCAAAAAAGCATAATTTTCATTTTACATATTTAGGTACAGGATGTATTTTCCAATTTGATGATAAACATCCTTTTGGAAAAGAAAAAGAAGGTTTTGATGAATCATCGTTGCCTAATTTCTTTGGTTCATCATATTCAATTGTAAAAGGTTTTACGGATCAATTAATGCATTTAATGGATGATAGTGTTTTAAATGTAAGGATTAGAATGCCAATTACAGATGAGTTTAATAAAAGAAATTTTATAACTAAAATAACAACCTATGAAAAAGTGTGTTCTGTACCAAATTCTATGACAGTATTAAATGAATTAATTCCATTAATGATTGATATGTCAATCAAAAGAGTTACAGGTACAGTTAATTTAACAAATCCGGGATTAATTAGTCATAATGAGATATTAGAAATGTACAAGGAAATTGTAGATCCAGAATTTACATGGAAGAATTTTACCATTGAAGAACAAAATGAAATATTGGCTTCAGGTAGGTCAAATAATTTTTTGGAAACTGATATATTAAGAGGTATGTATCCGGGTGTAAAAAATATTAAAGAAAGTGTTAGAGATATTTTAGTAGAAATGAAAGAAAATAAAAATAAAGAAGATAATTAATTAATATAAGTTTAAAAATAATATATTATTTTATATTAATTTGTATGAGTAATTTTTTACTTGATGTGGCTGATTTATTAATGGACAATGATAATAATAAAAGGTTAATTATTTTAATTAATAATTTATTCGAATCTTTTAGGAAAATATCTAATGATATGCGTGATGATGAATATTCATCCAGTAATGTTGGTACTAGCAATAGCTTTGGGGATGAACAATTAGATATAGATGTAAAGACAAATGATATAATTTTTGAAACTTTAAAAAATTCAGGAGTTGTACATGTAGGGTCATCAGAAGAAACACCAATAGAAGTGGAATGCAATCCATTATATAATTTAGAAAAAGACAAAGGGTTTTCTGTTGCGTTTGATCCATTGGATGGTTCAAGTATTATTGAGTGTAATTTTGCTGTTGGTACAATATGTGGTATATGGGAAGGACATGGAATAAAAAACAAAAAATGTTCAGATATGGTTTGTTCAATGATGTCTATATATGGACCAAAAACATCATTAATAATAGCATTTGATAAAAAAATAACAAAGACAAATGAATATAAGTGTTTAGAATTAGTATTTAAAGAAAATAATTGGGTTATTACGAAGGAGTCAATACAATTTGAGGATGAAGGAAAATTATTTTCACCTGGAAATTATGCTGCTGCCAGAGAAAATAAAAATTATAAAAAAGTAATGGATTATTGGTTAGAAAATAAATATAAATTACGATATAGTGGAGGATTAGTGCCAGATATTTATCAATTATTAATAAAAAAAAAGGGTATATTTACATATTTTTCAAATAAAAAACAAAATGCTAAATTACGACTTATATATGAAATATTACCTATATCTTTAATAGTTAAAGCATGTAATGGAGTAAGTTTAATATGTAATAATGATGAAAAGCATACTGAAATAGATGAGGATAAAATAATAGATGATTTGGGTGAAAGAGTAAATGTGTGTTATGGAAGTAAAAATGAGGTTGAAAGATTCAAAGAAATTTATTATAAAGTAAATTAAATGAATTTATTTAAATTCATCTTCAATTGTATTATCAATTACTTGTTCTTGAATTAAACAACAAGATAAACAACACATTAATCCGCTACCAAATAAGCAAAATAAAGATAAAAACATGTTTATTAATATAAATATATTTCTTTCAATTTTTAATATTATAATATATATAATATTAATATAATAGCTCCCATCGAGACTTGAACTCGAGACCTTTTGCTTTCATTGTAATAATACAAGGCAAACGCTCTACCACTGAGCTATAGGAGCAAAGAATGGGCTCAGCGGGGAATTGAACTCCTGCACCCAAAGCAGGAATCATACCACTAAGCCATTATTATAATTAATTTTATTTCTTTAAGTACATAATTTTTTTAAATCTTTTTGATGTTTTGATTTTAATTTTAAAACATCATTTTTTTGTTTATTTTTTAGATTATTTAATTGATTTCTGTGTTTTAATTTTAATATTTGTAAAGGTGTTTGTTTTTTTGTTTTTTTTCCACCATAAAAAATTTCACTAGGTCCAATTTTTTGTACTCTAGGATGGTTTAGATATTGTATTAATCCTAACTTTTTTAATAAATCAACAAAATTAGTAAGTATATGTTGATATAATTTAAAGTTATCTTTACTTAATGTATCTTTATTCTTTTTTAGTGTTAATAATAACTTAAAATGTCTTGGAATAAGATTGGAACATATAAGTTCCTTTGTAACAAATTGTTTTAATATTATTGCTTTCCATCCTAGTTGTTTTTTTGTAGATTGTACAGTCTTATTAATACTTTTACAATTTAATTTTATCTTTGAACAAATATGTGGTTTTTCTTTCCCTGTTTTATCTTGAACATTTTCTAATAATTTCCAATGTTCTTTGTCCAAATTACTTAAATATTCATTAATATGTTTTATTTCATCTGGATTATCACATTTTAAATCTTTCATACTTTCTTCTAACTCTTTATATATAATGAAATTTTTTTTGTCTTTTCCTTCTTTATTTAAAGGAATTAATTTATTATCCATATACATTATAAATATATAAAAATCGAATCGTTTTAAAGAAAATTAATAGATTAATACTTACAATTATTTTGGAAGTTTTTGTAAGATATGTCGCATCTAGCTGTCGTAAGAAAGCTTCAATCATCAAATGAGTTGAGCATCATGTCATATGAAGATTCATGTGATGTTATTGAGATTCCGTTGATTCCACATATTGTGGATTATACGAAGTACGATTCAGACGATGATGTAGTCAATGCTTGCAGCCCTTTTGGGGATTATTGCTATGAGTCATTTGAGTACGATTCAGACGATGATGAGCTAAATAATGCCGTCATATATGAAGGAAATGAATCGATTTTACTTGATTTATGGAGATCGCAAGAGAAGGCAGAAACTTTACATTGTCTAAACAAGAAGAGAAGAAAAATTCAATGTCGAATTGTTGGTGAATTACTTCAACAAGTGACAGAAATGATTAAACCTATTTAATAGGATTAAAGATATGAAAATATTTTATAAAGATAATAGTATATAGTATGTTAAAAATATATAACTGTAAAAACTGTGGTAGAAAATATAATAATTTTATAGTAAAAGATAAAAAATTTTGTTCTAAGGATTGTTTTTCAACATATTATTTGAATTATTATCGATTTAATCGTAAAAAATTGATTTATTAATGAATAAATGGACAAAAAGAATAATGGAATTAAATTTTATTAATAATTATGTTACGTTTAGATGTAAAAATTGTCAAAGAAAGCCGTTTTTAACAAAAAGTGATTTTTTAAAGTTACATAAAATAACACTTGGAAATTTTTGTAGTAAAGATTGTTACGCAACTTATATTTTTAAATATAATGATAATAATAAAATAAAAAGTAGAAAAAGTGATACTAACTTGTCGGGGAATGAAAACCAAGGAGAGTCATTACATACAGCAAGTAAATAATATATTAACTTTTATTTAATATATTGTAAGTAAAATGAAAATTATAATTTACATAATCTCATCTGCTAGAGAATATTTCAGACATTTTTCACTATTAAGCCATAAATCATGTTTCAATAATTCACTTAACTCTTTTCTTGGAATTTTTGTATTATCTACATATATTTTCTTGATTTTATCCATAAAATCCGTCAAATTTTCCATTTCATCTTCAATTTCACACATTTTACCCCAACAACCACTGCTTAGCTGATGAATCAACATATATGAATTTTTACGAATAAATTTTTTATGACATACGACAGATATTAAAGTACCAGCAGATGCTGCGCAACCTTCAATAACACTATAAATAGGTACTGAACATGATTCAATAACATCAATAATATTAAATGCTGAAAATACACATCCACCATAAGAATTAATATGAAGATAAATAGGGATTTCATCAATTTTCATTTTAAATGCCAATGCTCTATTTTCTTCTTCAATTTCATTAATTAAAACTGTTAAATCATAAATAGAATCACGATTTACTTCACTGTAGAAGTAAATATGATTTGCTTCACGTTCAATTTTTTTGTTTTTATCTTTAATTGAGTTAGTACTTGCGGCAGCCATACCCAAAGCATCCAATAAATTAGCACCTTCTTCTAATTCTTCTTCAGTTTCTTCTTTAACTACCTTTTTTTGTTTATTACCATTATTACCGACTTTATAGTCTAGATATTTTCTTTTATTTGATTTGAGTTGATACATTATAAATAACTATTATAATAAAAATCTTAAGTTAAAAAAAATTAATTTTAAAAGAAAAATGATATTTTAAAGAAATTATTTTATAAATTAATTTTTATGTTTATTGTAAAGTCAATGGGTTTATGTATTAACATTTTCAAAGTGACTTATTTTTAAAAATTTATTAATATTTTTAAAAAGAATTATTAGATAGCTTAAAAACAAATTAATTATAATATATAGCATGAGTTCTAGGAGAATTAAAAGAATTTTTAATGAAATAAAGGAGTTGGAAAATTCAAGAAAGATACTCATTGATAGTGGTATTCATTTTAGTTATGACGAAGATAATATAGATAAAATTCATGTAATGTTTATTGGTCCAGAAGATACACCATACGAAAAGGGGTTTTATTTTTTCGAATTAACTTATCCTGAAAATTATCCAATGACACCTCCAGCTATGAAATATTTTACACAAGGATATTTATATAATAAAAAGAGAAATAATATTAAAATTCGTTTTAATCCAAATTTATATACAAATGGCAAAGTATGTTTATCAATGTTAAATACGTGGAAAGGACCAGGTTGGGTACCAACAAATACAGTCTCAAATGTATTAGTAGCAATACAAGCATTGGTATTTAATGAAGATCCTTTAAGGAATGAGCCTGGATTTGAATCATCATCAAAAAGTCATATTGATACTTACTCAAAAGTAATAAAGTTCTCGAATATAAAAATAGCATTAATTGACCAAATAAGTACTGATTTAGGTTTATTTGAAAATTTTAGAGACACTATTAAAGAATATTATAAAAATAATCTTGAATATTACGATAATATGATTAAAAAATTATGTGAAAATGAGAATGAAGAAGTTAAAACACCTGCTTATGGAATGGATGTTTATTTAGATTATGAAAATTTAGTTAATTATTATGATACATTCAAAACAAAAATTTTATCAGATAAAAGTAAAGAGAGTGAAAAAAATATAAACATTATTGAAATACAGAAAGAGGTTGAAATACAGAAAGAGGTTGAAATACAGAAAGAGGTTGAAATACAGAAAGAGGTTGAAATACAGAAAGAGGTTAAAGTAGAAGTTTAAATTATGATAATATTAAATAATTTTAATTTGTTAATACAGTATAAATAATACTATAAAATTTTTTTTATAAAACATTATTTTTTATAAAAAAATAGTATTTAAATATATGAATAATAAATTATTATTGTTATTATTTTTGTTATTACTAATATTTGTATTAATAAATAACTATTTAGATGTACAAGAGAATATGTCAATGAGAAGTAATTATTTAAATAGAAAATTAAATGAGAAGGGTTATAAAACGGATTTAAAAAATTATGCAATATTAGACCAAAATAATAATGTTATAAAAAAATATTCAACATTATATTTTAATTCAAATAAATCTCATTATACAGCAAAGAATAAACCATTAACAAATGAAATATTAATGAATAATAAAATACCTACACCGAAACATATTATTATAACAAATGAAAATAAAAATAATTTTGTAGATGCATCAGAATATTTTCCATGTGTGTTAAAACCAGTTGATGGTATGCAAGGAAAAGATGTATATACACATATTGATAATCAAGTAGAGTTCGATAAAATATTAACTAATTTATTACAAAAGTATGATAAAATAATGCTTGAAAATTTAGTAAGTGGAAATAATTTTCGAATATTTGTATTTAATAATAAAGTGATGGATATAATAGAAAGAGAAAAACCGTATATTATTGGAGATGGTATTAAAACTGTACAGGAATTAATTGATGAAAAAAATAGTGACTTAAGAAAAAAGAATTTATTTGAGGTAAAATATTTAGATGAGAAATTAATAAAATCTCATGGATATAGTTTGAATGATGTTGTTAGAGTAAAAAATAAAGTATTTATTACAAATATTGTTAATTTTCACAATGGTGCGAATGCTAAGAGGATACCATTGACAAATATATCTAATGAAAATATAAAATTATTTGAAAAAGCACATCAAATAATCGGGTTAGAATGTAGTGGTGTTGATTATATGAGTAATGATTTAAGTATTCCATATTATGAAAATAAGGGACATATTATAGAAATGAATGATATGGTTGATACAAAAATACATATAGATGCGGATGAGAAGAATAATTCTGATTTGTTATTTGATAATATTATTAATAGTTTATAAAGAATATAATTAAATAAAAATCGAATCTTTTGATTAAAATAAATAAAACATAATGGAATATTTAGGTGAAATTTTTAATAGGTATATATTAGATGATAATTATCTATTATGTGAAAGATTACTTTCTAATTTCAATGTTGATATAGATAATTTATGTTATAGAGGAAACACATTGTTAATGATGGCATCAAGTTCTGGTTCTTTAGATTTAGTATTACTTTTTTTAGAGTATGGCGCTGATGTAAATATTAGGAATGGTTTTAAACTGACAGCATTACTTCATGCGACGATTAATAATCATATAAATATAATGAACGAATTAATTAATCGTGGTGCTGATGTCAATGCGTCTAATTTTTATGGAATTACATCGTTGATGATAGCATCTAAAAATGGTTATTATGAAGGTGTTTATTTATTATTACAGCAAAAAAAGACATTATTGAATCAACAGGATAAACATAAAGAAAATACAGCATTACATGATGCCATAATATATAAAAATAAGCATATAATTGATTTATTATTATATCATGGTGCTGATGATAAAATAAAAAATAAAGAATGTAAAACATTTATAGAGTGTTTAAAAGATAACATTGATTAATTTGAAAATTATAAATAAAATATGAAAAAAAAAAAATAAAATGAAAAATATTTAATATTTAAAATAAAATTAATAATATAATAATATAGAATGAATTTTTGTAAGGAATGCGACAATAAGTTATATCCATTAGAAGATGAAGAAAAATTATATCAAAGTTGCCAAGACTGTGGATTTAAAGAAATATATGACGGACTTGTAATTGAAAAGAAGCATTTTAAGAATAAAAGTATTAATGTGGCGAATAATAATAATTTTATGATTTATGATAATACATTGCCACGTACAATTCAGAAACAATGTCCCAATAAGAATTGTGAGTCAAATAAGGAAGATACAAGTAGTGAATCAGTATTTATACAAGACACTATATCATTGAAATTAACATATATTTGTACGACATGCAATGTAGAATGGAAATATTCTTAAAAAAATATAAAAAAATGATTTTTTTTATTTAAAAAAATATTTATTAACTAATAATATGGCAGATGAAGATTATGATATTAATGATTATGATTTAGATGAAGATGATGGAAATATAATTGAAACCGATGATAATGAAAATAAAAATGAAGATGAAACTAATTTTGTTGGATATAATGAAATAATGGAAAAAAATAAGAAAATAAAAAAGAAGACAGTACCATTTTTAAATAAATTTGAAAAGGCGAGATTATTGGGTGTTCGAATTCAACAATTAAGTGCTGGTGCGCAACCTAAAATTTCGACAGAAGGTTTTGAAACAATACAAGATATTGTAGATGAAGAATTAAGACAAAGAAAAATACCATTAATCATTAAAAGAAATTTACCAAATGGAGATAGTGAAGAATGGAAACTAGAAGAATTTGAAAAGGTTTAATTCATTTAAATTTTTATTATTTATAATATTTTTTTTTAAAAATATTTAATTATTATAAAATAATTAAATATATATAATATATTTAGGATGAGAAAATTACCAGATAAGTATGAAAATCCATTTGATATTATCATTTATAAAATAGTTATTAGAATTGAGTCATATTTTAGAGAATTTAATTTTAGTCCTAATCAAATAACAACAATAGGAAACATATTTGGAATAATTGGAATTTATAAATTATATCATGGAAAATATATTGAAAGTGCTTTTTTTTATTTAATCAGATATATATTTGATTGTTTAGATGGATATTATGCTAGGAAATATGACGAAGTAACAATATTTGGAGATTGGTATGATCATATAAGTGATATTTTAATATTAATTATATATTTCATATTATTATACAAAAAAAATAATAAAATATTTATTAAAATATCAGTAATATTTGTTATAATGTTATATTTAATGTTGCTACATTTTTATTATCAAGAAATTTATTATAAAAATGAAAATGAAAGTCCTACAATAAATACTATAAAAAAATTAATACCAACCTTTTTATTACCAAAAGATGATATTGATTTATCATTTAAATTATATAAAACTAAATATTTTGGCAATGGTACGTTAGTTTTAATAATTATGTTAATATTGGTATATTATGCGTTTAATAATTAATAATATGAAAATAATGAAAATAATAATTAATTTATTTTTTAAATAATTAAATATAAAATAAATTATAAAAATTGGCATATATAAATTTTTTAAAAAAAATAATTAATTTTAATACATATTCGCATGCTAAACTACTTAAAGAAATAACAACCAATATAATTATAAAATGAGTACCTCCGCAAGCGTTAGTAAAAAAGAAAAAAAATCCAAAAAAACTTCTAAACAAGAAGTTAAAATGGAAAAGGTTTCCGAACCTGTTGTAGCACCTGAACCAGTAGCTGCCGAACCTATTGTTAATGAAATGGCTGTCGTAGAACCAGCACAAGATAATTCTACTGAGTATAACAGTGAATTTTATACTTTAATGGATAAAACTATTAGTATGTTTAATGAACTAACTGAAATTTCTAGAAAACTAGATATTATTGATGAAAAACAAATTAAGTCATTTATTGTTGAGAAAAAGAAAATGGATAAAGCAATTAACACATTTGAAACTACATACCTTGAATCACTAGCAAGTGCCTACAAAGTAGCAAAGAAAGCTAGTTCAAAAAAATCTGCCAAGAAATCATCTGACCCTTCTAACCCAGGATCTGAGCCTGCTGTAAAGAAACCTTTGGAATGTGAGAAATGCCTTCATGAATTCATGGGTAAAACTGATTTTAGTGAATTAATTTCAAGAAATCAAGCATATACATCTGTAACTGATTTCGTCAAAACTGAGAAGAAAACTAATCCTGATAAGATTAGTGCTAATCTTGACAATGACAAAGAATTCAGAGTATATGGGCAACTCAAGACATTCTTGGATTCTGTTGGTAAAATTATCAACAAAAACATTGGTCTTATTCAAGCAGAAGTTAAAACATACGAATCATCTAAACCTGAAGAAGGTTCTAAACAAATGAAAGAGCTATCTAATCTCAGAGATGAGCTTGAAAGACTTAATAAACTTAAAAACATCCCTGATGTAATGGGTTACACAAATGTAATGAGTTACACCAACCTATGTTTTACTGTTGATTATTTGAATAAAATCAAAGCCAAGCCAACAAAATCTAAGGCTAAAAAATAAATAAAAATCCAATAAAAATCCAATAAAAATCCAATAAAAATCCAATAAAAATCCAATAAAAAATCCAATAAAAATCCAATAAAAATAAACCAAAATAAAAATCAATTATGTATCTTTTTTTTATTCAAAAATTTATTAATTTTATATTAATAAAAAAAATTGAATTATATTTCAAATAATAGTAAATAAACCAAAAGTTTAAAAATGTCAAGTGATACTATTACCAATACTGAAGTTAAGGAAGTTAAGGAGTCTAAGAAAGGAGAATTTTTCTCTGAGTTTCTTGGATTTAATGAAATTAAGAATTTTACTGATATTAAGGAACAACTAGATGAGATGTCACTTGGAAAACGTGAAGAAAACACTTTAATGAACGAATGCCAGAAATTTATCATGACAGCAATTAAGTTGCAAACTGATATTAATGCTTATATTCAAGAAAAGACACTTGTATCCTCTTACGACAAGATTATTAGTAAGCTTGAGAAGGAGAAGGGTAAGAAGAAGTCCAAGACAGATGCTGCCGGAGACGATGATTCTGTTGAGAAGAAGAACACTCAGTATGCTGTTCATAAGACAGCAAAGTGTTACGAATTCTTCAACAAATTCATGCTTTCTCAGGACAAGAGTTTTACTCCTAATGAAAATAATGAGTATTCTCCTGTTGAGATTAGAAACGCAATGAATGGTTTCGTCAATAAGGAAAAGAAAGAGAATCCTGACAAGATTTCCAAGGATATGCCTGATGGCAGAACCTTCAAAATCTATGGATCACTCAAAGATTTGATTTCCGATATTACAAACATTATTAAAGAAGATATTAAATTTATTGAAAAGACTATTAAAGACATGGAGAAGCTGAAACCAGCCGAAGATTCCAAAGAAGCCAAGACTATCATTTACATGAAGCAGTGGGCTGAGTCCAAGAAGACGTATATTAAAGTGCCAGAAACACTCAAATTTACTGATTTTATGACATACAGTGCTTTCTGTTTTGAAGAAAGAGATGTTATTCGCAAGGCTTCTAAAAAACCTGATGAAAAGAAGGAAAAGAAGGAAAAGAACTAATTTAATAATTTTAATTTAATTTAACCTATATTTAAGAATTTTATAATTTAACTAACTATATTGAAAATTTACTTTTTTTGTTCTCAATAATATATTATCCTCAAAATATATTAAATAATGATTATTTGGTACATATAAAAACTCTTTTAATGATGAAGAACTCCATTCTATGAAAATATTATCAATCTTATTATTTATGAATAAGCACTGAACTATATTATGTAATGTTATGCTATTATTTTTACTAATTTCAACAATGTTTGTACAATTTTCTTTAATTTTTGTAACAATGAATTTTTTGACTTCATCTTCTATTTTTTTTCGAAAGATTTCGAATGTATTATTTTTATTTTTTTTTATTTCTTGGATACTAATTTTCATATCCATAACATTATTATCATTATCATTTAATAAATTAATTCCATAAATATATATTGTTAAATTTATAAATCTATCAAAATCATTTGAATTAGTAAATTCAACCATATATTTAAATATATTAATACTTTTAAATATTATCAAAATAAGTATTTATTGATTTTTCAATTTTCTTTTTTGTTTTTTTTTCCTTTTTTTTCTCATTTTTCAATTTTGTTTTTTCTTTATCACAAATGCTATATGTCTTTCGATGCCATTCTGATATTCCGTGCTCTTTAATACCTTCAATATGCTTTTTTGTACCATAACCACTGTTTGTTAATAATCCATATTTTTCTAAATCTGGATTTTCAGTTACTATTTTTTCAATATAATCATCTTTTGCTGTTTTAGCTAATATTGATGCTGCTGCAATACTTAAATAACTATTATCACCACCAATTATACATTCATGTTCAATAATATTATTATTTTCATCATAATATGTATTAAATTTATTACCATCTACAAGTATTTTGTCAGGTTTCATATTAATATTTCTAACTACATCATGCATACCATCTAAAGTCGCATTTAATATATTTTTTTCATCAATTGTATTACTGCTAATTTGACAAACAAAAAAATCCAAAGCATATTTTTTGATAAATTCTTGTGATATAATCCGTTTTTTTTTACTTACTTTTTTAGAATCTTTAATAGTAACTTTATGTTCATTAATTAATTCTTCAATATTTTGAGGTAATATTACTCCAGCAACGAATAAATCACCAAACAAACATCCTCTACCTGCTTCATCAATTCCTAACTCAATTTTACTAAAATCTTGAAAAGCTTTTAGTTTTTCACTCATAATAGTTATAAAAAAACATATTTTTAAATCATAATAAAAAAATCGAAATATTATTTTATTCAAAGTATAATAAGTAAATTCATGTTATCATGAATCAAATTCATAGTTTTTGTATAAATGAATATAAAGAAAAGAAATACGTTAAGCTAGACAAAAGAAAAGATGAATGTAATTTATATTGTTCTGTAGCTGAAAAAAAATATTATTTAGATATTTTAAATGAAGAGAAAGATTATATTTTAGGTAATTGTCATAACTATATTGATTTTTTTATAGATAACGATAAAAATATATTTAATGGTGAAATAAAATTTAATGAAAATTCTTTAACAAAAAAAGATAATATATTTATTGCTGTTTGTTGCTCATATAAATCAAGTTATATAAATGTAGATATGTATATGTTTAGTAAATTACCACATGTAATGGTAAATAACGACTTATTTTTTAATAATTCTTCTATAATTAAAAAAAATAGAAAAATATTTAATGTTAGTTGTTATCAATTGGAAGAAATGTTTAAAAAAAATTTAAAAGATATTTTATATAATTTATTTGATATGACATTTTTAGAAATGTTAAAATAAAAAATTTATAATATAATAAATTAAAATATAATTAAATAATAATGGATACAATATTAATTAGAAATCCTAATTCAAAAAAAAATATAAAAAATAATGAAAGTATAAATAAAAAAGATATTATCATTTTTGAAGATTATATTCATACATTAATGAAATATAGTAACTATAATCCAATATTCTTTAAAAAAATAATAATTGAAAACACAGAATTAGAAGAAGAGGATTTAAAAAAACTTTACAATATGTGTTTGGTAAATGGTACAATTTATTTTCCTGAAAAATATAATGATTTTTTCAAAAATAGTCGAATGATAAAAAAACAAAAAAATTATATATATCCTTTAAAAAATAGAATAGTTGATTTTATTATTATTGGGTCACAAAGATGTGGTACAACAGCATTATCATTAAATATATCAAAACATCCAGAAATATATTTAGATAATAATCAAAACCCAGAAAAAGGTGAAGTTCATTTTTTTGATATTAATTGGAAAAAAGGAATAGAATGGTATAAAAAACAATTAAAATCAGAAAATAAAAAAAATAAAATTATTGGTGAAAAAACACCAGACTTAGCATATTTATCATATACATTTCCTTTAATTCAATCAGTAAATCCATTTGTAAAATTAATAATAATTATAAGAAATCCTGTTGAAAGAGCATATAGTCATTGGAAATTAGCAACTAAAAGAAATGGCGAGACGTTATCATTTAGTAAAGCAGTAGCATTTGAACTTAAATATTTAAAAAATCAAAATAAAACATTTTATACTTGTGCGAAACATTATATTGGACGCGGATTTTATTATAAACAAATTAAAGAATTACTAAAATGGTTTCCAAAAGAAAATCTATTAATATTAATTTCAGAGCATGTAAAAAAAAATATGAAAGACGAATACAATAAAGTATATAATTTTTTAAATATAAAAGAAAAAGACAATCTACATTACAAAATTGAATTCCAAAGTAATGATAAATCTGAAATTAATTCTTCATTATATAAAAAATTAATTAATTTATACCAAAAAGACATATTAAATTTAGAAAAAATGTTTAATATTAAAACAAATTGGATTTAATTAAGATTGTGCACATTGAACATTTTGAGGATTGCCTTCATTTTCGTCATCAGAATCTATAGAAGTTTCAGCATTTTCTGCTTTTAATACTGGTCCATTATATTTATGGAAATTATCAACTTCAAAATATTTTAGTATAACTTCTTTTTGTTTTTTATTTAAATTTACATTTTTATTCACTTTAAATACAATAATTAAATATCCTCTTCTATTGAATTTATCCATTAAACCTATGTTTTTAATAATTTTATGGTCATCGTCAAATATAGGTCCATCTATTTTAATATTTACTTCTTTGCCATCCAATAATTTAATACCAAAACTACAGCCTAGTAATGATGTTCCAAGTTCAATTCTTTTCTCAATGATTAAATGATTATCTTTTACACTAAATATCTTATGTGGACTTATTTGAATAATAATTTCTAAATCTCCATCTTGATGGTCTTTCATTTTATTACCATACCCTTTATGTACCATTTTAAATGATTTGCCACTTCCTTTTGGTATTTCAACAATAAGTGATATTTTCTCTTTTTGTTTATCATTTTCTCTTGTATATTCTATTTTTCTTTTTCCTCCTTTATATCCTTGTTCTAATGTTATTTCTATTGGAATTTGAATATTTGAAGCTCTTTTAAACATCTGCTCAAAACCATTTCCTCCAAAATGTGCTCTGAATCCTGGTGGCATTCCTCCCATACCACCCATCCCACCCATGAATCCTGGTATTTCACCTGGCATACCACCTGGCATACCACCCATATGAAAGGATTGAAATCCACTTCCTTGTGGCATTTCATCTCCAAAAAATTGTTTAAATATATCAAATGGGTCTCCACCTCCCATTCCACTTTGGTCCATGTTTGCTGCTTCTTTTCCAAACATATCATATTTTTTTCTTTTGTCTGAATCACTTAATACTTCGTATGCTTCACTAATTTCTTTAAATTTTTCTGTATATTCTTCTTTTTTATCTTCCGGAGATTTATCTGGATGATATTTAATGGCTAACTTACGATAAGCTTTTTTAATTTCGGTTTCTTCTGCACTTTTGGATACTCCTAATAGATCATAATATGATTCACTCATTCTTTTATTATATTAATATATGTATTTTAAGTATTTTATTTATAAAAATTATCTAAAATTGAATTTTTCTTAAAGAATAGTAAAAATTAAATATGAAAAGAAAATTTGAAGAAATTAGTACAATATTTACCCTAGATATTAATGATAAATGTCCAATATGTATGGATAAATTAAAAAATACAAATTTAACAATCACAAAGTGTGGGCATAAATTTTGTCATAGCTGTTTAGATTTACATTCATGTAATGATAATAAATGTCCTATGTGTAGAACAAACATGGGAACAAATACAAAAATAAAAATATGTGATTGTGATATAAATCACTCAGTAACAAAAGCATTAGATGAGTCGGCACCAAATTTAAATAATTTAGGGAAACGAATAACTAAAAAGTTTATGGAATCTATTTCAGATTTAGATTTATATGAAATATTAAATGAAAATAAAAATACATTTTTAACACATGAAGTTATTAATAATATAAAAAGAAAAATAACAAGTACTTTAAATGAAGATAATGATTTTAAAATTAGTATATTAAAATATTTAGTTATAGAAATAGGTTATTTTTCAAAAGTAAATTCAAATTATGCTTGTCATAATTTAAAAGATATTTCTGATACAAATTAATTGTATTTTAAATTTATTTATTAATTATATTTTTCCAATATTTTTCAATATTGCTTTTTTTATCAAATTTACGATAAAAATAAGATTTACATTCTTTTATTTTATCTAAATCTTCTTCAACATTTATAATGGTTTTTGGATTTTTAGATATTTGATTAAATTCATTTTGTAGTTTTTTTAATTTATTACTTCTATTTTTTCCATTCTTTTCTTGTTCCTCATATATTTTACGTTTTTCATCTTTTATTTTAATTCCTAATTCATGTACATATTCCCAATCATCATAAGTAACATCAAAATTTTTGACATTTTTAATTGGATGCAATACACTTAAAAAGAATTCATCACCTACTTGCATTTTCATGAAAAATTTTAATTCTTCATATTTTAAAAGTAATTCTTCAACATGTTTTCTATTTAAACAAAATCGTGCATAATGTTTAATAAAAAATGGTGATTTTCCATTTTTAGGTTGTTTTTTGATTCGCTCTTCCCAATTATATTTTTTTATTTTTAAAAATTTAATCCAAGATTTTTCATCATTTATACAGTCATTATAAAATGTATCAAAATCTTTAATTGGAACATCAGATTCTGAAATTGTTACGAACTTAACATTATTTTTATTTTGGAATGCTGATTTTAATAATTCATAATATGCTTCGACAATAAATCCCCAACCAGTTTCTTTTAAATTTTTAATTATTTTTGATTTTTTCCAAGTAACTTTTTCGGGATATTTAGGGTGAATATATAGATTATATTTAGAGGATTTATTACGAAAATAAGAATCCCATATTTTTGTAAAATTCGGATTTTCAATCGTTAAAAACAAAAATGCAATTTGTTTCATATATTTTATTTATAAAAAAAAAATTTAAAATTTTTTATTATTATTAAATAAATGAATACACTTCCTAGTGAAATTCAAAATATTATATTTAATGATTATTGGCATTTTCAATATCAACATGTTTTACAAGAATTATTATTTTGTATGAATTTGGAAATAAAAATTAAAAAATTTTTATTTAGATATTGTTTTCGAGAAAATTTATTTAGTGAAGACTATTTATACTATTTAAAGAAATTTAATAATGATATCCAAAAAATAACAAAAAATAAAATGTTAAAAGTCATTTGTGATGTAAATAATTTATATTTATTTTATTGTTTTGATATTAATTATAACAATAATATCCTAACTAAAGTGGATAAAAAATTAAAATATATTGCTTTTTATTCTATCACATGTAGTGGACAAATGCGTTATTTTATTTTAACTAGATTCCAAGAATTATCTAAATCATCTAAACTTAGTTATTAATCTAAACATGTTGTTTTGAATATTGTACCTGTCACTAAATATGGATCACAATTTGAACTTGGACGTCTATCTTCAAAATAACCTTTTCTATTTTTAAAATTTTCATTTCCAATTCTTATTGAAGCACCTCTATTTGCTATTCCATATGAAAATTTATCATAAGATGCTGTTTCATGTATTCCTGTCATTCTTTCTTCATTTCCAGTACCATAAACTGCCATATGTTCATCATGTTTTAATCTTAATTTTTCAATTGCTTCATATATATAATCTAAACCTATATTATCACGATTTCTTAATCTCATCTTTTTTGTACTATAATTTGTATGACAACCTGAACCATTCCAATCACCTTTTACTGGTTTTGGTTCAATATTAACAATTAAATTATTTTTCTCCGCTACTCTATTTAATAAATATCTTGCCATCCATAAATGATCTCCTTGTTCAATACCTTCACATGGACCTATTTGAAACTCCCATTGTCCAGGAGCTACTTCCGCATTAATACCTGATATTTTAATACCAGCTTGAACACAAGCACTTAAATGCTGCTCAGCTACATTTCTTCCGTATGTATTTGTACATCCAACACTACAATAAAATTGTCCTTGTGTTTTCTTTTCATCGAATCCCAATGGTAAATTAGTATTAGGATCTATTAAAAAATATTCTTGCTCTAATCCAAACCAAGGTTTTTGACTTAAATCTTTTTCAAATAAATCATTTGCCCATTTACGATGATTATTAACTAATGGTTCGTCATTTGGTGTATATGTATCACATAATACTAATTTATGAGGTTTTCCTCTAAAAGGGTCATTAAATAATGCGACAGGTTTAATAATAACTTCAGAATCATCACCAGAAGCCTGATTTGTAGAGCTTCCATCAAAATTCCAAATTGGTAAACTTTCAACATTTTTAACTGTATAATTAATTACTTTAGTTTTACATCTTAATTCATTATTACCTCCTATCCAGACGTATTCTATAAAACTTACCTTACTCATAATATAATTTATAAATATTTATTTTAAGTAAATTAAATTTAAAAACATAATGTTTAATTCTAAATTTAATTTTATAAATTAAATTAATGGAAAATAGTTTAGACAATTTTTTTAACTTGGAAGATTTTGAAAAATATAAAAATATATTTGAAAAAAATAAAAAAGTAAAAATAGAAAATTTATTAATTACTAAAGTAGCAGAAATTTTATTTAAACATGCTTTAACTGAGAAAAATTGGATATTATCTACAGGACATGATGCTACAAAATATGAAAAAAGAATAAATAAACAATTTGAAAAAGCAAATGCTATTCAAATAAAAAAAATACAAGATAAATTTAAAAATGACCATTTCTCATATATATTTCTTAGATCTATGAATAATATTAAACCAAGTTTTTTAGAATATACATTACGAAAAAATATGGGGTCTGAAGAGTTTATTCATTATTTAAATAAAATAACGAATTTAAATTTAACAAAATTAAATACATTATTTTTATCGAAATATAAGGGTGGTAATTTTTTAAGTCCTCATAGTGATAATGGAAATGGAAAACTGGCATTTGTATTAAATTTAACTAAAAATTGGAAACCTCAATATGGAGGAATTTTACATTTTATGAATGATACAAAAACAGAAATAGTAGAATCCTTTACTCCATTATTTAATAATTTCATGTTATTTGAAGTTCCAGACGGTGGAATACCTCATTTTGTTAGTCATGTTGTTCCTTATGTAAAACAGGAAAGATATTCTATAACAGGATGGTATGAATAAATTATTATGTTTCATTTGCTTTACTTTTTAAGACTATAAATGAATCATGAAATAAAATTCTATCTTTATCAGAATTTGTTGAAATAGTTAGCACTGGATATAAAGTTAAATTATCATTTTCTTCATTAAATTTATTACTTTTTGGATTAATTGTCATAAATGAACCATTACTTTTTTTTAATGGATTATTTGAATTATTTTGTTCAGGGGGAGTATGATATCTGCACGTTGATAATCTTTTATATTCTTTAATTAGTTGGTAAGAAATTAAAAATGTTAATGGTAAAATACCATTAAAATAATTATTATTACATTTTATTAATAAATGGTCGTTACAATTATTATCTTGATGCCCTCTTATTATAAAATCAATTTTATTCATTTTTAAAAATTTTTTTAAATCTTCTGTACCAATTAATAATATAGATTTATTTGTAGCTCCTCTATCCTTATTAATAATTGTATTAGGTTGATTATGAAAATCATTCCAACTAATATGTGAATTATGATTTTTTAATTTTAAAATGTCGTAATTATCATATACTCTAAAATTTATTGGTTGTAAAATAAGTTTAATTATTTTTTTTTGTTTATCTTCATTATACGCAAAAGGGAACCCTCCATGACATAACCAATATTTTGTATCATTATGTGTTAAAATTATAGCCCAAGATAGATATTTTTGAATAAAATCAAATAAATTTATATAAATTTGTTGATTATTATTTTGATATTGTTTTTTATTATAATAATATTTATGTATTAATTCATTATAAAAACCATATTGATAAGCTGTATCAATATCTTCATGGTTACCTCTATTTAAAATAACATTCAATTCATCAGCAGAGTTATTTACTTTCATTAAGATAAATATTAATATTAAACATTCATAAGCAAATTGACCTCTATCAAAAACATCACCTAAAAATATTAATTTATAATTATTTAATGTTAAATCATTATTTATTATATTTTGTTTTAATAATCTTAAAAATATTCTAAAAAAACTATGAAAACTTCCATGAATATCTCCAATTAAAATAACATTTTTATTAGTCTTCATATTATAAATAATTGGTAAGTCATTTTTTTTTTTATCTTCATAACAATCTATGTTATCTATAATTTTTTTATTATTAAAATATTCTTTTAATATTTCTGTATTTTCAATTAATAAACTATCAAAATTGTTATGTAGTTTTTGATAATAATTCTTAAAATTTTTATTTTTATTTTTGTTTATCTTAGTCATATTTGTTCTAGAAGCATAATTTAAATATATATCATAAAGGATTATTATAATATCTTTATCATTTTCATTTGTTAAATATGTTAAAATTTTAGGAATTTTAAAATAATTATTTTCATTTGGACTTGTACTTTCATTGTTAGTTATTCCGTTATTACTTACATACCCATTTATTTTTTTTATTGGATATCCTACTTTAATGATTTCTTTACTAAAAAATACTTTTTTTCGAATAATCTTATTTCTATAATTTTTACTTGAATTCAAATATTTATTTTGTAAATTTAATTTTTGTAAATTTAATTTTTGTAAATTTAATTTTTGTAAATTTAATTTAAAATCGTCATTACTTTGAAAATTGTGTTTAGTTTTTATATAATTATTATTATTATTAGTCTCATTATTTAAAATTGGATACATAATAGATTTTTGATTATACATTTTATTTTTATCAGATGTATATCCATCAGAAGTTATGTGCATATTATTAATAAAAGGTTGCATATATTGTACTTCATAATTGTATAAATGTATAAATGAACGATTAATAGCATTATTAGTTTTTAAATTATTATATGCTTCAAATTTTATAAAATTATTGGTATTATTTTTTTTTTTATAAATAATATCTCCTATTTTAAATCCACTTTGTTTTATTTTAATTATTGTTGTTGTATTATTGGGATTTATACAGTATTTTTTATTTTTTATATTAATTCTAAAAAGATCATGTCCAGTAAAACAATGTCCTGTTTTACTTTTAGTACCTTTTACATTAATTTTTTCTTCATCACTTATTAATATTGCTTTAGCATAACCTGAACCTGAACCTGATTGTTCATTTATATCAAAAACATAATATAAATTTGAGTTTTTTTTTAAGTTTTTTATATTACTAAATATTTCAACGCCTTTATCATTTTGTAAATCTAAAATTTTAATTTTATTTTTATAATTATTACTATTTTTAATTTCATTAATATATTCTGCAATATTATTCATATACTATTAATTAGATAAAAAATAATTAATTACTATAAACATTTACAAAACTAGCAAATAAATTAAGTAAATCCAAGAAAAAGTCTATGGAACTCTTTGGATAATTTGGATATTTTACACATATTTTCGCCATTTCAAACATTTTTGATGTATCATATGATACAAATAATGAAAATAATACTATTACAAAATAGGAAATATATAAGGATGTTTTTTTAAATTGTTGTGAATCTTTTACAAAAAACATATTATACAAAGCAACTAATATAACTGCTAATAAACCAACAATCAAACCTGGCATAACATAATTATAACTACCACTGAAAAAAGATGGGTTAGCATAAACAATTATTGACATAAATATAAAAACCATTGCTGTAGATAGCAAAGCATCATCAATAACATTTGATAATTCTTCAGCTTTAAAATAAGGAAAAATCATTAATGAAATGGAAGCAATAAACAGCAACCAAATTACATGATTAAATACATGTCCTTCTTTACTAAAACTAGGAGTAAATGCCATCATTATTATAAAAACGAATGAAAGTATAATACCTAAAAATAGATACATACCTAATTTATTATAAACATAATTCATAGGCATTAATTCATGTCTTTCACTTTCATTTTTAGAAATCAAATTATTAATAACATAGGAAAACAAACCAATTAGTGTAATTGATAAAGCTAAATATAGATAGACATTAAATACATAATTGTCACACGTAGGCATACCATTTTTAAATGATAAAAATGAAATTAAATATAAAATAATAATAAATGAAATAATCACTGTATATAGATAAATTTTAGTAAAACTTTGACTCATATTAAATAAAAATATTTTAATTTTAATAAAAATTGATTTAAAATTTAAAATGAATAAAAATTAGACATGGAAGATGGTATTCGAAGACCAGATGAAAGTTTTAAAGATAAATTAATAGATGATTTCCAACAAAATTATATGGACATTGATCCTGATTTAAATGAAGCATTAGAGCAGTCAATAAAAGAATATGAAGAAAAAATAATTCAAGAAAATATAAATAATCATAGACGTATATTATTTAGTAAATTAGATATACAATTAAATTATTTATTATTACAAAAAAATGATTATGTAGAATATTTTGTAGATTGTTTTAAATATGAATTAAATAGATATTTAAATAATGAATGTATAAATATTTATTTATTTAAGTCACATTATGATTATTTAAAAAAATTAACAAACGAATTGTATTTTATGCCAATACAAAGAAATAAAAGACCTAAAATTGACGAAGAATTATATTTATTGATTGAACAAGTATTAAATTATTGTTAAATATTATAAAAAAAATTGAAAAAATTTAAAAATTCAATTATATAATTAAGATGCAGACATTTAAAATACATCCAAATAGTGCGTTTACACCTTTACATAATGGTATAAAATTAATGAGTTATTCTTCTGATGATATGTTAAATACAACTAAACATCCAATAGATACAGGATATTATTTATTTTCTTATGGCAGTAATTCTTTAAATCAACTTAAGAAACGAGTTAAAAATAATAAATTAACCGGGGAAAAAGCATATATAAATGGTTATACTCGTATATATGCTGGTAAAAGTAATAAATGGAATGGAGGTGTTGCTTCTATAATGAAAAGTAATATTGACGATACTGTAAAAGGTTCTTTGGTTTATTTATCAGATAATGAATTGAAAAGATTAGATATTTTTGAAGGTGCTAATAAAAATGAAAATCCATTTAGTAAAATAGATAATTTTTATAGAAGAGAGTACATAACAGTATTTGATAGTGAAAATAATAAGATAAATTGTATTGTATATATAAAAAATAATCATAATTGGGTTATTTATCCATCAAATGAATATTTAGAAGCTGTTAAAAAGAATATTATAGAATATTGGGGTGAATTAAATGAATTATATATTTATGATCACAATTTATATTTAAGAGGAAAATATTCTTAAATTTTATTTTAATTTATAAAAAGTTAATGTTCAAGTACTACTTGAGCGTATGTTTTATCATTATATGAATTACTATTGCCACATCTTTTTCCTGTTTTTATCTTACATAGAGCAATTTCAGTTATTTGGTCTCCATGATCCATTCTTACTTGTTCTAACCAATAATATCTTTTTATGATTTTATTTGTCAAATTTTCGGGTATAAAATCATCATTTAGACAACGTCTTGCTTCATCATATGATAAATATTTTAGAGGAATAGCTATAATATCACACATCTTTAATTTGATAATAAATATAAATATTATTTTGTGTCGATTTTTAAATTTTTTAATATACAATTTTCGTCAAAGATTTGATTAAATAAATATTGACAAGTTTTTAATATCCATGCCATAACTGCACCACTATCTACTTTTTTTTTTAATATATATCTTATATCTCTTATAATATAATTAGTAGCCCACATAAATTCATTTTTATCAGAGAAATTAATAATATATTTTATATATAGTTTATATTTTTCATCATTATATAATAAGTTTATAGATTCTTTTATTGTCGAATAATGAAAACTTTTATCTTTTTCATTCGTGAATGTAACATTTGTAAAATATTTATTCATTTCATTATACAATAAATGTTTTTCTTTTTCAATTAATGTCATATTCATTAATAATTATATGAAAATTTATTTAAATAAATTTTAATTTATATTTATAATTTTTTCAGGAGTAACCCCCAGCTTTTTCATAATCATAATTAACATTTTAACATCACTATTTGCTCTGTGTGCTACTGGACTATAACCAAATAAATGTTCAAATATTTTTAATAAACTTTTGTTACCTACATCGTCCTTCATAAATAATCGAATTATCATTTTACTATCTAAAAATCGTGCTTTATTTTTATCTATTAATTTTTTCCCCATCATTATTTTATGATCGAAACTAAATCCATTATGTGCTATAAATATTGGTTCTTCGCAATATGAAAATATATTTTCTATTTCTTGACTAAATTTAATATAATTATCTCCGAAGTTTAATAATTGTTCATTTGAAATTGAAGTTAATTCCATAATTTCATATGGAATATAAGGATTGTTTTCTAATTTTACTAATCCAGATGATGGAACTACAGACGTCTCGAATTCCTCAAAATGTCTATCAATTATATCAATAAATTCATCGTTTGTATTTAATCCAGTTGTTTCTAAATCATATATAAAAATCATATTTTTTAATTTTTCTTGTACAATTACACTTAATAATTTTAATAATTCATAATTCATAAATTTATCTTTTTCTAAAATAATTTTATATTTTTTACCTAATTTGAAATTCCATAATTCTAAATTATATATTTTATCTAAATTTGGTGACAATAAATTATGATAAAGTATTAATTGTATTATACTTTTTTTTTGAAGTATTGATGTTATTTTTATATCTATAATTGTATCTTCTGTCAAAATATCTAATTCACCGACAATAGGTAATTTTGTGTGTTTATAAGTTGGATGAAATTTTAATTCAGTTTCAATTAAATTAGCATAATCTATTGTCTTATCTATATAGTATTGAATACTATCAATATGTGGTGAAAAATCTTTTTTCCATAAATATGCGGTTTCATTTGATTTTTGATAATAATATAGTGAAATTTGAAATATATTATAAATTATTTCATCTTTTGATGAATTTTTTGATTCTAACTTATTCATTAATTTTATTAAAAAATCTTTTGAATAATGACTTACATCATTGTAACAATCTAAATAAAATTCCTGATTATAATCATTATTTAAAATATTAATTAAATGTTCATATAATTCTTGCTCTCTTTTCTTAAATGTTTTTTTAATTAAATTAAAATCTTTTAATTTTACTAAATCTTTAACAATAAAAGGACATTTGAGTTTTAATATTTTGTAACCAGATAACATATTTTTCGGCACAATAATTGTATTATTTAATATTCTTTTTAATTTATTTATAAAATCTGATTCAATATTATTTTTCTTACAATAATAAAAGTTAAATACATTTTCAATAAAAATACCATATAATGCACAAAATTCACTATATTCATATATTGTATGTTGCTCATAATTTTGAAATAAATCTTCTTCTACGGTTTCATATTTAATTAATTTTTCAAATACATATAGATGTTTATCATCAAAAAATTTCTTGGATGCTAGTAATTCTGTTACTGTGTAATAAATGGGTTTAATTTCTTGTTTAAAATTTAATTTATCCAATAATCTAAATTGCATATTTTCCGAAAAATACAAACTCCTTGGACAATTTTTCAATTCAAACCAAGAAAATTTATTCTTATCTATATAAATATTCATAGAATAACATGCTCTACTTAATCCTACATACCATAAATATTTAAATTCATTATACTTTTGTTCATTTGGCATAATTCCAAATGTTGTAGTATGAAAATTTAATACATATACTTCATCAAATTCTAATCCTTTTGAACCATGTATAGTCATCAAATTAACATGGTCTTTTTCTTTTCTAAATTTTTCTAAAACTATTTCTTCATTATTTGTATCTTCATAATGTTTTAAATATTCAATATCATTTTCTCTAAGTAAATTAGTCATTAAACTTAGTCCAATATTAGAATAATAATCATTAATAGGTTTAGACTTTTTTACTGGTCCAATTATAGCAATATTTTGTTTTTCGTATTTACTATTTTTAATTTTATTTACTATATCCCTAATAATTTCAGCAACAGTACCACAAAATATTTTGGGTTTATTATAATCTTTTGTCTTTGTTGAAATCATTTTTGGTGTTAATAAATCCCAAGGTTTGAATTGATTAATAAAATCCACTATTTGTTTTGATGACCTATAATTTTTTATTAAAGAAAATTTATTACTACTATGATTCATTAAAAATTTATCACTTCCATTTTGAAATTGATATATATTTTGATTAGGATCACCAACCATAATTACTTTACAATTTGTAATTTTTTGAATATTAGTAATTAAATTATATTGTATTTCAGAAATATCTTGAGCTTCGTCCACAAATATTACTTTTAAATTTTTAAATTCATTCATTTCCAATATTTCACTTTTATGTTGAAATACTAATTCATTTGCTGCAATTATAACTGTATCCTGTGAAGATGATTTTTTTTCTAATATTTTAACAGTAATTTTACCTGCTAAAGAATGTAATGTTTTAATATTTCTTAGTGAAAATAATTTTTTATTTTGTTTTTGTCCCTTTTCAATAAAATCGTGACATGCTCTTCTACTAAACGATAAAATTATGAATTCGTTGTTTTTTTTTATATTTCCAACATTAAAATGATATATAATTTTACCAATTATAGAAGCAGTTTTTCCTCCACCTGGTATTCCCAGTAAACAACTATCTTCAATTTTAGAATGTATAAATTTTAGTTGTTCTTCATTATATTTAATATTATTTTCTTGAATTTTATTAAAATGTGATTTAAATTCATCCATTAAATAATTCTATCAAATGTATTTTATATAGTTTAAATTAAATTATATTTAATTTTAATTAATTTTAATTTAAAATCTAACAAATAAATATAATGGGAGCTTCTCAATCTATTTCTGAAAATCCAGTAACTAAAAAACCAACGAAGAAAACAGTAACTAAAAAACCAATGAAGAAAACAGTAACTAAAAAACCAATGAAGAAAACAGTAACTAAAAAAACATTAACTAAAAAACCGATGAAGAAAACGATAACTAAAAAACCAATGAAAAAAACGGTAACTAAAAAAACAGTAACTAAAAAACCAATGAAAAAAACGGTAACTAAAAAAACAGTAACTAAAAAACCTATGAAGAAGACAGTAACTAAAAAAAAAGTAACTAAAAAACCAAAGAAAAAATAGATTAGTTATTAAATATTAAAAATAATAACATAAAATATCAATAAAAATAGTTTATTTTTTTAGAATTAAAATATTTTTTATCATTATAACATAGAGAATGATAAAAAAATCAGTAATAATTATCTGTAATAATGATTATATAGGACAGGCTATTGTATCATTAAAAAATTTTAAAAGTAAAAATAATGATTATGACATGTTTATATTAGGAAAAGATTTTTCAAAACAATCTTATAAAAATACTAAAACATATAGTATTACTTTAATTGAATCTAATCTAGAAAATGATTTTATAGATTTAGATAAAAGACCATATGGCAAACAATATCCATTAGAATGTTTTTATAGATTTTATGTTCCTATTGCTTTAAAAGATTATGATTATACAGTTGTTATTGAACCAGATATATATACAAATCGAAAACTAAATGTTGATTTTAATAATATTAAATACATAGCTGGTAGTTTTGAAAATGGAAAAAAAATTAATAATTACACACCGATTATGAATGATATACCAAAATGGAATGGGGAAAATGTAATATTTAATTTAAATCAAAATAGAATGTTAGGTGGAATATCAATATTTAATAATAAAAATTTAAATGATTTTGATTTTTATAATAAAATTGTTAATATTTATCAAAAAAGTATAAAATTAAATGCTCCAAGATGCGGTGATGATAGTTTAATGGTATTATTTCAAGCAATGTATCCAAATTTATTTAAATTATATAATAATTATTTCCATACAATAAGTGAGACAAATATAAAACAAATTCCCAATATTACATTTTTTCATGCTATGGGAAAATTTAACAAATATTGGAAAAATATAGAACCAACATTTGAAATCAATAAATATTTTAATAATAAATTTATAGAATATTTATATAATAATTTCCATAGAAGATTTATAAAAAAATATTTTAAAGATATTTATATAAATGTCACTGATACAAAATTAAATTTTTATTATTATAATAAAACAAATAATTTTGGGGATTTATTAATGCCTTATATATTAAAAAAAATAGATAAAAATCAATCTAAATATGATTTTGACTTAAATGAAAATAATAATCCAAAAATTTTGGGTATTGGTTCAATTATGCGTCTCGCAAATAAAAATACAATCGTATGTGGTTCAGGAATAAGAAATATAAATCAACAATTAAACTATACTAATGCTTTATTTGTAAGAGGTCCTCATACAAGAAATATACTGTTAAATAAAGGTGTTTATACACCACCTATTTATGGCGATTGTGGTTTATTATTACCTGATTTTTATAATCCCAAAGTTAAAAAAAAATACGAATTAGGAATTATACCTCATTATGTTGATTACGAAAAAGCTAAAAATTTATATGGGGGTAGCCCAAATATGTTAATCATCGATGTAACTGAAAAAAATATTGAAAATACTGTAAAACAAATATTAAAATGTAAGAAAATAGTATCATCAAGCTTACATGGATTAATTATATCTGATGCATATAATATACCAAATAAATGGATACGGTTTAGTAATAATATTAATGGTGATAATGTAAAATTTCATGATTATTTTCAAAGTGTAAATCGTTTTGATAAAACACCAATTAATAATTTAGATAATAGAATTTATAATATGGAAAGTTTTATGAAATTAATAAATAATGTACAAATTACATTCAAGAAAAATGAATTAAAATCTATTTTATTTTATAATGACAAAGGTTTTACACCTTATGTGAAGTATTTATATAATAAAATACAAAATAGTAATTAAATAATTTAATTTACGAATATTTTTATAAAACATTTTTTTATAAAAATCGAAAGAAAAATAAAGTAATGAAAAAGTATCCCTTTAAAAATGTTCGTATTTTTGAAAGTTTTAGTTATTATTTCATTAATAGCTTTAATTTTAGCACCATTTTCAGTATATTATTTATTTCCAGAAGAAAATAAAATGTATTAAATTATACATAGTTATTATTTGATGAAATACCTTTTAATCTGAGCAATTCATTTTATGGATGCCGTTTAATCTGAGCAATTCATTTTATGGATGCCGTTTAATCTGAGCAATTCATTTTATGGATGCCGTTTAATCTGTGTGATTCATTAACATAAACTATTTAACTAATATCATTTTAAAATATTTATAAAAATTGATTATTTTATTTAATATTTTTAATAAAAAATGAATTACTTATATGACGATAATTACTGTACCACAAATATGTTATCATTTATTTTAAAAAATGACAACTTAAAGAGTTATGTTATTAATTTTGATAAAAACTTATTATATTGCTATGATAAAGAAATAAAAGACATACATTATGCTGTATTAGAAGAGGGACTGGATTCACATTCATTTTCTATGTGTTTTCATAATTGTAAAAAAATATTAATTAAAGAACACATTAAAGATACGTTCATAATAAATATAACTTATGATTTTTTTGGTAAAATGTAAAAAAAAATGAAATATTTATACCTATTTATAAATAAACAATACTAAAAATGCCTGAAACTATTTTGTTTAATAAACATATTAATTGGTTAAACGAAGCCATTAATTTTAATAATCCCGATGTAAGTGCATGTTATATGCATCATTATATGGGATGTGTTGCTGTTATGAATGGTAAAGCAATTGCGTATGGAAAAAATTCAAATAGAAATTATTCAAATGATGGGTTTCTAAATAATTGTCATTCATGTCATGCTGAAATTGATGTATTGCGTAAAATTAATAAGTTGTATGGGCTTAAGGGGAATCCAAAACATAATAAACAATGTCTTTTATGATGTTTATTGTAAAAAGATAACAATTTATATTGGAAGATATCAAAAAAATGGTAAATATATTAATTCAGCACCATGTAAAGAATGCCTTGATGTGTTACAGAAATTTAATATTAAAAAAATTGTATTCGTTAATGAGCATAATAATATTATTGAATGTAGGCCAAGAAATTTTTCAACAGACCATTATTCATCATGTAGCATATTTAAAAATAAAAAATAATTTAAACCAATTTATAAAAACATTCTTGTGAAACTTTAGTGAATCTAAATTAAACTTAGTAAATTATAAATAAATTTTCAATTAATCATATGGATTCAAGCTTTGAGCTATATCACGCATTTGTTCCATAGCATCATATCTATCTGTTGCTCTAATTGTATGAGAAATACCATTACCATTTACGATATCATAACTTTTAAATTCTGGTTCTTTATCAAAATAACTTGAATATGATTTTTTTGGTTTTATTGAAGATTTGTCCTTTTTAACTTCAGGCTTTTCCTCTTTTTTTTCTAATTTTAAATCAACAACTTCTTCTGATAAACCGTCTATATTAGATGATTTCTCATTCTTTTTGGATTTTTCCAACAGTTGTGCACTGGCTTCTTTTTTTTTAACTCGTTCTTTCAATTTAATCATAGAAGCTTTTCTACCTGAAATAGACTCTACAGCATTGGGTGTTTCCTCCAACATTGATGTTTTAGTAGTATCTACATTAGAAACTTCTTCCTCTTTTCCTGGGTTTTGCCATTGTGATTTATATGTAGCAAAATTATACCAGTAAGGTTTTTTCGGATCTTTAGATTTACTTTTTAATTGTACCCAAAACCGAGGATCATTTTTATCTTCTATATCCCAAAATTTTTCGTCTGTTTCAGAATTATGCCAATAATGCAAATTCTGACTTTTACTAAAATGTTTTTTCCACTTTAATGTAGAAGCAGACATCTTTAAATATATATTATAATTTTTTTTAAAAAGTATCAATTTTTATTTAAATTAATAAAAAAAATTGATACTTTCTATCTACTTTTAAGCACTAGCAGTAATCTTTATGACGAAACTAACTAAGAGACCCCTACAAGAAGACATTACCAATATTGAAAAAAAAATTAAAAAAGATTCTACAAATAAAGAATTTAAGGTACATGATTTAGATAAAAATTCTATTAAAACGTTTTGTACTGATTTTGAAGAAAGTGTAAGATGGACTCCAGAAACAAAAGAAGAATTGAAAGAAAAACTATTATTATATTATGGTGAAAATGTTGATAAAGAAAAGAAAAAACAATTTCAACATATATCTTTGTGGAATACAAAAAAAATCACGAATTTTGATAATTTATTTGAAGGTGTAGAACTAACTTTTAATGAAGATATTTCAAACTGGAATACATCAAATGTAGTTTCAATGATTGGTACATTTAAAGGATTAGAATTGTTTAATCAAAATATTTCAACAAAATTTATAGAAAATAAATTATTAGAAAATAGCTACTATGCTTGGGATGTATCTAATGTAAAAGATATGTGTAATATTTTAGATGATTGTTGTAGTTTTAATCAAAATATAACTAATTGGAATGTAACAAATGTAACTGATTTAAGTTCATCATTTTACAATTGCATAGAATTTAATCAAGACATAGAAACAAAACCAATATATTTAAATAATGAATTTAAATGGTTTGCATGGGACACAAAAAATTGTAAAAATATGGATAATATGTTTTCAAGTGATAATCATGAAATTATTCCTGATTTTAATGGAAATATATCAAATTGGAATATCAGTAATTGTCGGTCATTAAGAATGATGTTTAGATATTCAATCTTCCAACAGGATATATCAACGAAAACTATATTTATTGAATATAAATCTAATTTATGTAATAGTGATTATCAAATATATACATATACAGCATGGGATACATCTAATGTGGAAGATATATCACATATGTTTTCATGTCACAAAAATTTTGATAATTCTTATTTAAAAATTGAAAATTGGAATTTACGTAATGTAATAAATATAAGTTGTACATTTGAAAATATTGATTTTAATTTTGATATAACACATTGGAGTAAATATTTAAAAGAAAATATTAAACAATTTTTTAGTTTATTCAATAGAACACGATTTAGATGTATGGAACAATATAAAAAAATAAAGTTATTTTTTGAAGAAAATGAAGTTCTACCTTTTTGGGATGTATTAATAAACGATTATGCTGGTGAAGACGAATGGGAGTTAAATGATGAATATTTAAAATATTTAAAGAGTTTAACAGGATTAGAAACAGATAATAAATGTATTGAATATTTTAAAGACAAAGACTCTGCAACAATTTCTGCATAGAATCTAATTAATTATAAAAAATATATTAAAAATTGATTTAAACTTAAAATATTAAATTATAATAAGATACACATGAAATTATATGCTGTACATAAGGGTAGAAAACCAGGTATATATACAACATGGGAAGAATGCAAAAAACAAATAGATGGATTCAGTGGTCCAATTTACAAAAAATTTGATAATCGTACATGTGCCGAATTATTTTTAAAAAATGGTTTTAATCAAAAATCATTGGATAAATTTTCAAAAAAACAGAATATAATTAAAAAAGTTGATGAAAAAAACGAGAAAATATTGGATGACTTATTAAAAGACCAAGAAAACAGAGTATTTATCTATACAGATGGTAGTTGTATTAGATTTAAAAATAACATAACAAAAGCGGGATATGGTATTTACATACCACAAAAAAATATTCGTATTTCAGAACCATTATTAAATCAAAAACAAACAAATAATCGTGCTGAATTAACTTCTATATTAGAATGTGTGAATTATTTAAAAAAAGACGACTTAAAGAAAGAACTAATTATTATTACAGATTCAGCATATTCTATGTATATATTTGATAAAACTGGTGAAAATTACGAGAAAAATAATTTTATGAAGGATGGACAAGAAGTTTTAAATAAAGATTTAGTAATAAAAGCATTACAAGTTAAAAGAACTTATAATGTAAAATTAGTAAAAGTACGTGCTCATACATCAAAAGATGATATTCATTCAAAAAATAATGAAATTGTTGATAAGCTAGCAAAAAGTGGTGCTTATAACCATAAATCGGCTTTTGAATTTGATAAAGATTTAGAAGACAAAAATATAGATACTTCAATATATACTAAATATCATGAAGTTTATCAAAAATTACCAGATGAAGATAATAAAATAGATAAAAATATAACTATGAATGATATATTTGAATATGAAGAATGTACAGAGAAAACAGCAAATGATTATAAAAAAAAAACTAAAAAGGGAAACTTAAATCAATGGTTTATACCAGTAAAAAAATAATGATTATATTTGATATAATCTAATTTTCTTTTCATATATATGATATTCTGGGTGAGGATTAGGAATAGTTTTATATTTTAATTTAGGTAAAGGGAATTTATTTTTTATATTTTTATAAATTAACTTCCTATATTGGTAACTTAAGTTAGCAAAATGAAAAAATTCTTTTTTAATATTTTTATTATCATATAATACATGAGATTTTGAGAAAAAAATAGGATATAATTTATGTTTTATAATATCAATCATATCTTTATTATTTAATTTTAAAATAGATATTGGTTCATAGTCATTTTTTAAGTTTTTTGTTTTATTTAAATGATTATATAAGAATCCAACATGTAGATAAAAATAACTAATATTATTTTGATATTTTTTATTTAAAAATTTGGTTTTTTTATAAAACATAGGATATTTTACATCAAAGTGAGTAAATAATTGTTTATTATATTGCTTTTGATTTTCAATAATATTAATTAAAATTTCGTATCCATAACATTCACCAATTACTGGAAAAGGTCTAATTTTATTTATATTAATTATTTTATTATATATTATATTTATTGTATTATAATGCTTCTTATGTTCAATATCATCAACATAAGGACCAGGATAATTTCCACATATGATTAATCCATCAAGCATATTTAGACAATTATTTATTAATTTTTTATTTAAATTATAAGGAATAATGACATAATTTATATTTGATTGTTTAAATAAAGTTAATTCATGAATAATGAATGATTCAAACATAAATAAATATTTATTTTTATCTTTTTCATTTTGTATATATTTAGGTAATGGACTTAAATATAAACCAATTGTGGGATTGTTCATAATAATGAATAATAAAAAAAATTTACTACTGAGATATTTATTGATTACACACACCTGTTTTTGAGCTAGCTACAACATAACAACCACTTCTATATACTAAAACAGTATATTGAAACGTATTATCATTGTAAATTTTCATTACATAAGTTACATTATTTGTATTATCCCTTCTGATTATATTTTTTCTAACAGTTTTTGACATATATATATTAAAACAATGTTTTATTTTTAATTCATTAAAAATTAAATTATATAGGGTAAAAATTGAATATTAATATATATATATAATTTAGTTTTTCATGAATCAGTATGAGAATTATAAAAAATGTAAGATATGCAAAAAAAATATTAACATAACACAATATAAATCACATAGAAGAAAGTGTGAATCTCAGTTAGTAGTTAATCCAAACCACATGTTAATGAATCATATTCAAGTTATACAACAGTTTTTAGATAATTATAATGAATTATTTAAAAATTTTGTAAGTAATAAAACAATCGCAATAGTTGGACCAGCTGAATCAATTATGGGTAGTGGAAAAGGAAAATTAATAGACAAATTTGATATTGTTGTTAGATTAAATAAATCATTGCCATTACCAAAAGATTTAGCAGATGATATAGGCACAAAAACAACAATATTATATAATTCATTGAATATTACTGATTTTCCAGGAGAAAACAGATTTAGTAATAATTTCTTAAATAAATATGATGTAAAATTTTTATGCTCATCGTATCCACTTGAAAATGAATTTTTCCAAAATGATATATTAAATTATATTAAAAGAAATAAGTTTGGTGTCCCATTTAAAACATTAAGTAATCAATTATATAATTCAATAGAAAAATCTATAAGAACTAGACCATATACTGGTACATGTGCTATAACTGATTTATTAAATTATAATGTAAAATATATTTACGTAACTGGATTAGATTTTTATACAACAAAATATTACAATAGTTATAGAAAAATTACTAAAGAGCAATTAAATAAAAACAGAAATAATTTTTATCATAAGAGTGATCCACAAATAAAATTAATACAACATATGTCATTATTTGACAATCGTATTATATTAGATAATTATTTAGATAAATTATTATATAATAATTATTATGAAGCTACAAGATTATTGAATAAATGTAAGCATGATGTGTTTTTATTTGAAAATGCACAATTAAAAGATTTTTTTAACTTAAATATGTGTAATATAACATATAGTATAATATCAAATAAATCAAAAGACAATGATAAACCTACATTAATATTTACAAATAATAAATTTTTAAACAAAAGAAATAATATTTATATGATATACATAACACCAAATATAAATGAATTAAATGAATTAAATAAAGATTTGAAAGAAAAGAACTTTATTGGAAATTTTTATTATAAAAAACAATATAATAATCAAAAAATCATGATATATCTCAACGTACATTATTTAAATTATGTAAAAAAAGTATTATTAAAAATTAATATAAAAAATTGTAATATACACTTTTTGATGTTTTTAAGTTTAATTATATATTCTAAAGACAATCATTTTTTTGACAGCAATGAAATATTACAAAATTGGGGATTAAATAATGATGAAAAAAAATACTTTTTATTTTTACAAAAGAAAAAATCATTTAATACATTAAATTAAGTTTTATTATTTATGATTAAAATAGTTAATGCGTAAGCAAATAAATTAATTTTTTCTAAATATTTCTTTTTTATATAAAATTTAAAATGACTATTATCATTTTTAATATACCCAATTTCATCTTCAAATAAATATAGTTTATATTTCTTATTTGATGAATCGAATTTTTTTAAATAAAAAATATTATATTCAAAATCACAAAATATTTTTATTTCATTATAATTATTTTTAATCAAGAATATATAATCATTTTTATATAATTTCTGTAAATTAATATAGTATTTATTGTGATAACGTTTAATTAATGTACCTAAATTATTATTATCTGAATCTGTTATATCAAAATTATTTTGGTCTTTATTTATTTTTATTTTCATAAATAGTTTATGTTCATAATTAAACATATAAAAATCAAAACATTTGGATTTTTTATAATAGGATAAATATATATTCTTTAAGTACAAATCATTAAATTTTTTAAAATTTCTATTTATTGTAAAATCTGTAGTATTTTTTTTAGGTTCTTTTTCTAATTTTTGATTCATGTATTGATAAATATTAATAAAATGTTCATGATTATTGAATATGTAGTGATTAGATATATAAAATAAAATAAATATAATAATGATACATGTATATAATTGAATGTTCATATAATATAAGAATAAAAAAATCGACACTTTTTATATATATTTCAATTTAGATGCATTTAAGTTAAGTAATTAAAATGAATTATCATATTGATACTAATTTACCATGGGTTCCTTATAGTCCCACTTATGATCCTAATTATAGTCCAATTGGATATTCAATAATCAACTCACATGGGTTTGTTATGGTATCACCACAAGAAAATAATAAACAAGGATTTAATAAATATCAAATTATGGAGCAAGGTGAATGGACAAAAAAGAAAGATGCTATTTTATCCTGTTTTTGTTGTAATGAAAAGATATATAACAATCATATTTGTAATGGAGATGACAAAAACAATTGTGATTGTGCATCTAAAATACGAGTTAAAAATGGTTATATTTTTCCTATATGTAAAGAATGTTCTGAATTAACAACAGAATTGGCTGAGACATTATTTGGAAAATCTCAAATTCACAAGGGCAGATTATATGGTGTGCCAGTTGGAAGAGAAATATCTCATTTTATTCTTTACACATTGGCTGAATCATTTGATAATAATTTCAAAAGAATGAAGGTTGATGAATCAGAAGAAGAAATTAATGAGAAATTTTTAAATAAAGATGATAAACATATAGCTCATGGTTTCGATGTTGAAAAAATTGAAATTGGATTTTGCGGGGTATGTGGATTTAAAAATGAATCAAAAGGTTCTTATTTAGATGTACATCAAGAGAGTATTCATTTTTGTCCTATCTGTAATAATCAAACATTAGTGAAAACTAAATGTTGGGTTATACAACCTGAAGTTCGTGAAAATAGAATGATTATTAAAAGAAATATGACTGATAATGAGACATTACTATCAACCGATGAAAATGATGTAAATGCACTTTTACCTATTAATGATTTTAAAAGAAAAAGAAATTGTTTTAATAGACCTTATTATCCAGGTAATTGGAATTGTACAAATAATGACAACAAAGCTGTAAAAATAGCTACTTCTTTGATAATAAGAAAATATAAAGAATTAGAAAAAATATATGGTAATGATAAAATTCTTATTGATGTCAATGACATACTAGAAGGTAGTGAGATTATTACAAAATATCTTGGATTAGTAAAACGACTTAGTTTTGAAAATAACCAGGAATTAGTAAATATTGAAAATAATTCTCAATGTATGAAGGTAGATAATATCAAAGATAAAAAACGTTTGTCACCTGTATCTGTTGTAGGATATTTTGAAGATGATTGTGATATTTGAAAAATATTATATTCTATTTATAATTTTGTTTTATATGTTTCATAAAATACATTAGTATCAATATTAGGTAAAATACCAACTATTTTAAACATGTCTTGTTGAACTTTCTTTTTCATTAATTTATCATTTTCATCACGTGGAATCATATCAGGACCTTTATTAAATTCAAGTAAATATGTATTTAGATTATTATCAAAAATTACATCAGCACCAAATAATTGGAAACAAGTTGTATTTTTAATATTACTACTCTGAAAAATATTTTTACTTAAACACTGAGACACTTTTCTTAATAAAGTATCAATATTATTAAATAATATTTTTCCATTGTTAGATTTATCATTTACATATTTATACAATTCGTTGAAATTACGTGGATTTGTTTTATACACATTCATATCTAAATTATAACTTGTTATATTTGATTCAAAATCAAAATTATTGTTATTATATTCTTTTCGTGTATAAATACATTTACCAATATTTGATACATAAAATGTTTTATATCCATTTTTAATCACTATTAATAAATAAATTCTTAAATTTACTTTTCTTTTGTTGATTAAATATAAATCAGTTAAATATTTTTGAACTACTCTATAATTATCTAAAACAGAATTCAATATTACATCTAAATTACTTGTCAATTTTAAACCTTCTTTTCGTTGAATATTTTTTTTTAATATATAAATATTATTTTTTTTAAACATTTTTCTAAATAAATCCATATCATTTGATTTATGAAGAACAAATGACTCAGGCATATATAATGATGCCTCTTGTCTTCCAAAACAATTAACTAATGATTCCCATATTTTATTTTTACTAACAATTGAGTCACATCCATTAATACCATATACATATTTATTATTAATGCTATTCGCTTGTATAGATAATAATTCTTTTTCGACATTATTGTAACCACATGGTATGTATATATTCCAATCTTGATTATCTTGTTTTATATTATTTTCTCGAAAGATTTCATTATTAATAGTTCCTATCTTCTTTAAAGTACATCTATAATATTTTAAATTAATATTAAAATGCTCTTTATAATATGAATTATTTATATAATAAATTAATACTAAAATGAATAAAATTATAATTAATGATGTATAATTAATAAAATTACTATTTGATGATGATTTTTTAACCATATATCCTATATTAGAAATACAAAAATTTATTGAAAAAATAAATTTAAATTTATTTTTATTTAATAACTAAAATAATAAAAATTTTTTAATTAAATAAGAAATCATAAATTCTAACAGCATTTTTATTTCCTAATTTACGATTATTTTCAGCTACTTTCATATTCTCTAAATCAGATATTATTAAGTCACGATTATTATCTAAGTTTTTATGAAAATGATTAAACATATTATTAATATTTTTAAATTTTTCTATAAATTTTAATGATGTTTTTTTTGAAATACCTGGAATACCACTCATCATATTTATAAAACACGTTTCACTACTCATATTACTTTTTTTAGATGTATTTATTAAAACATTATTTGTTTCAATATTATGTTGATTATTAATAATATTATCTTTGTATTTCATAATATTTTTTAAAATATTATTAATAAATTTTATTGTTTCGTCAATATTTTTTGAAATAAAAATATGAATATTATCACGTATTATTGTATTCATAATTGTACCATCCAAAACATTTTTAGATAAAGTAAAATCATTTTTGTTTCCTTCTAATAAATATATTTTTCGTATATTATTTGAAATACTATTTAGTATTCGGTTTTTTTGTTCTTTATATCGTCCATCTTTAATAGAAGTGCTTAAATCATCATAAGTTTTTCTTTCAATTATTACTAGTAATTTTTCATCATTATTATCTTTGTAAATTATTTGAATATCACCAATATCAAGATTTTCTTTTACAATATTATCATCAAATTTTTGTATAATATCTCTTTCTCTATTATCAATTTTGCATATAATTGACATTAATAAAGTATTATATTAAGTTTCTTTTAAATAAAAAAAAGAAAATGAAAATACCTAAAGACATAATAATAATTTATATAAATAATGAGTGCTTTTAAAACCCAACACTTTAATGATACAGAAAGTAATAATAATAATGTAAATGAAGAATCACATGAAAATAGTTACATTATTGAGAATGATAAAAAAATATATCCAGTTTATAATGCTTCTAATTTTTTAATTTCTAGTGAAGAAATTAAAGAAATATTTAAAAAAGGAAATATTACACAAGATATATTTGATTTGAAAATGTGGCAACAAGCATTTATACACAAATCAATGTTTAAGGGTAGTGATTTTAACAAAAATAAGAAATATTTTGGTAATATTGATGGATTAAAATTAGATGAAAAATCAAATATATTGGGACTACAAGATGAATCAAATGAGGTATTAGAATGGCTAGGAGATGGTTTTATTCAATCAATTATGGCATCTTATTTATTCGATAGATATCCTGGAAATAATGAAGGATTCTTGACAAGAATTCGGTCAAGATTAGTAAAAACTGAAACACTCAGTAAATTGGCAATGGCATTAAATTTCGACAAATACATGATTATATCAAAACATGTTGAAATTATATGTAATGGAAGAAGGAATGCTAAATTATTGGAAGATTGTTTTGAAGCATTTATTGGTTCAATGATTAATGATTTTAGTAAAAATATTGGAATGGGAAAAGCATATGAAATAGTAAGTAAATTTGTAATTCATGTAATTGAAAATAATATAGATATTACAGATTTAATATTAAAAGATGATAATTTTAAGGACCAGTTGATGAGATATTTTCAAAAAGAATTTGATGGAAAATATCCTATTTATGAACCATTGGGAGTTGAAAATAATGTATCTTCTACAGGAGTATCAAACAGAAAATTTCATACATGTGTAAAAGACTTAAATGGTAATATTATTGGTGAAGGTTTTGCTAAATCTAAAAGAGATTCAGAGCAAAAGGCAGCTGAAAATGCATTAAAACATTTTGGAGTATTTTAGGATATTAATTCAAATATATTATCATTATTTTTTAGAAATACAAATAACTGATTATTCTTTTTAACTTTTAACATTTTATTATCAAAAAATTCAATATTAAAAACAAAATGTATATCATTTAATTTAAAAAGTTTATTATTATTTTTATCATAATAATAATAATGAGTTACATTATTAAAATTAATTAATATACATAAACTTATGATATTTTCAATATTAACAATAATATCATTAAATTTCTTTTCATATACTTCATCAGATGATATTTTTTCGTCAAATAAAAATTTATAAAAAATAATTGGAAAATTATAATCATAATTTATTTTTTTTGATTTATTAAAATCCAATTCATCGTCAATTTCTATTTGAGTGTAAATTAAAAATTTATTAGGATTATCAAATTTATTTAATGATTCAACTAAATTTTTTAAATCGGAATCCCACACTTTATTTTCATAGTTTTCAATTCTTAGAAAAATTAAAATATCTTTTTTATTATTTAATATTTCATATAAATTTTCATATCTTTGTTTAAATTTATTTTGTACTTCTTCAATTTTAGTTTCATCTATATTATCTTTTACTTGAATTGGATATTCATTGTTATTATTTATTTTATCATTTAAATCAAAAAAATGTAAAAAATATATTCCTTCACTATCAGATATTGCTAATTCTTTTTTTTCTTTATCATTATATTCATGCTCAAATAATATTTCATTAAAATTATGAATATATGTTTTATCTTGATGTAATTTATTCAATATATTATAAATAGAATACGTATTTGGGCTAGAATGAAAGTCAAATGGTAATGATTTTAGTATTTCTTTATTTTTTTTACGTAAAAACATTTTTGGATGACAAAAACTTCCGAGAGATATATAATTAATATTCATATTATTAAATAAATATTAAATTAATTTTAAATAATTATATTATTATTTTATAAGTAATATGAATAATTTAAATTCAAATAAAATTAATTATACTTTAACTAATCGAAAAGAATTTATTGAATGGTTTAATAAAACATTTATAAAATTTCGTGCTACCGGAAAACAAGAAACTATTAAAAATAAATATGAACCCTATAATTATCAAAAATTATTAAAAAATTTTATGAGTAAAGATAGCCCTTATAGAGGAATTTTATTATATCATGGTTTAGGTACTGGAAAAACTTGTACATCTATAACAATTGCTGAAAATCTAAAAAAAGAAAAAAATATAATTGTTATGTTACCAGCATCATTAAAAACGAATTTTATACATAACGGGTTATTATTTTGTGGTGATGAAGAATATAAAAAGAACGAAGAAAAATATAAAAAGAAATATACGTTTGTTTCTTATAATTCTGCGTATTTATTAAAAGATTTAGAAAAAATTGGTAGTTTAGATAATAAGGTAATAATTATTGAAGAAGTTCATAATTTAATATCAATAATTATGAGCGGTTTAGAGGGTGGAGGAAAAATAGGTAAAGAATTATACAATGCTTTAATGAATGCAAATAATACAAAAATTATTGCATTAAGTGGAACACCCATTGTAAATGATATTTTTGAAGTAGGTATTTTATGTAATATACTAAATGGTTATAATGAAATTATTTATTACAGAATTATTAATGTACCATCAACTTTTGGAATTAAAGATTATAACTCATTAGAAAAAGAATTATTAGAGCATAAATATATTAGTTATGTCAAAGTTAATAGAATGAATAAATCAATAGAATTTATACTTGATGTAAAAAGTTATCAACCAGAATTCAATGAAGTATTAGAATATATTGATAAAGTAGGTAATGAAAAATTGGGTATTAGATACTTGGATTTAAAAAAATATTCATTATATCCAACTGAAGAGCAAGGAGATGTCTTTAGAAAATACTTTTTAGAAGAAAAAAAAACTGAAAGTACATTAAGAAACGAGGAAATATTTAGAAGAAGAATGATAGGTTTAATAAGTTATTACAATTCAGATAAAGGTAATTATCCAAAAGTAATTGAAAAGGGACATTATAGAATTCCAATGAGTAATTATCAATTTCAGATATATGAAATATTAAGAGCAAAAGAAAGAAGTTCAGGGCGTGGTCAATCAAATAAAAAATCAAAAAAGAAAGTAAAATCAACATTTCGTGTATTTTCAAGACAAGCGTCTAATTTTGTATTCCCAGAAGAAATTAATAGACCTTATCCAGATAAAAAGTTTATAATTAGTTTAAAAAATAATAAAAACAAAAATAAAAATGAATTGGAATTAATTAATAAATTGCTTGAAAAAGAAGAAGAATTAAATAATAAAGGTACTATAACAAAAGATTATAAAAAAAGAATAGAAAAAGCTTTAGGAGAATTAGTATTAAATGGTGAAGAATATTTTAAACCAGGTCCCGAAGGTTTAGATAAATTATCTCCTAAATTTAAGATATTATTAGAAAATGTAAATAAATCAAAAGGTTTAGTATTCATTTATTCCAACTTTAGAAGTTTAGAAGGAGTAGAATTATTTTCAAAAGTATTAGATTTTAATGGATATTCATCATTTACATCAAGAAATAATAGACCAAAATATGCTATTTATTCTGGCGATGAAGATGAAAAAGTGAAAAGAAAAATTTTAGAAACATTTACAAGTGACGAAAATAAAACTGGAAAATTAATAAAAATTATATTAGCAACACTAGCAGGTGCCGAAGGATTAGATTTAAAAAATATTCGTCAAATTCATATTATTGAACCATATTGGAATCAAATGAAAATTAAACAAATTATTGGAAGAGGAGTACGAAGAGACAGTCATATAGCATTGCCACCTAAAGAAAGAGATATTGAAATCTACAGATATTTTTCTGTTTTTTCACAGAAGAATTCATTAATTACAAAAGATAAAACTTCAACAGATGAACATATTGAAGAAATATCTTTGAAGAAACAGAAATTAATAGATAAACTTTTAACTATATTTAAAGAATCAGCAATTGATTGTACGTTAAATGCTCAAAATATTAAAGGAGATTATAGATGTTATAATTATGGTAGAAAAGCACAAGGTTTTAGTTATTACCCTAATATAATTGATGACTTTTCATTATTAAATACAGTTGAAAATAAAAAGAAAGTTCAGAAAAAATTAGTTAAAGCAGCATTTTACGAAGGAAAAATATATATGATTGATTTAAAAAATCATAAATTTTATTTATATAGTGATAATAAAAAGAAAAAGGTAAATATTGAAACAAAAAAAGCAAAACCTATTTATATTGACGATGAAGGATTAGTGTATGATAAAAAATCAATTGAAAGTGGAAATCCAATAATGATCGCAAAAATAAAAAATAATAAATTAATAAAAATTTAATTTATTTAAGACAATTATTATAATTATTATATATATGAGTTTATTTTATGATAATAAACAAAATAGAGTTTATGTAAGAAGAAATAATCAAAATCAACCTAATCAACAAAGTAGAAATATTAATAGACCAAATCAAAGACCAATGATGAATCAAAGAAATAATCAAACTAATATATTTAATAATAGAAATAATATGAATATTGATGATAGTAAAGTGGAAGAAGGTGTAAATGTAATTGATAATTTAATTAATAACGGACAAAATAATTCAAATAATTCTAATACTAATTTAGTAGAAATGAATGTAAATGAATTAATGAATCAATTTAATAATCAAAGACAAAACCAACAAAATAATAACCAACAAAATAATAACCAACAAAATAATCAACAGAATAACAATCAAAATAGCTTAAATTTAATGGAAGGACCAAGAGGAATGCCTGGATTAAGAGGACCACCTGGACCACCTGGACCATCTAATTTGGATGAAAGTATGATTGATGAATTAAAAAATATGTTAAAAGAATATTCTGATAATTCTAAGAAGGATAAATATAATATGAAATCTGTATTATATGGAATAAAAAAAACAAATATTACTGAATTGAATGATAAAAAATTATCTTCATCAAATAATTTGAAAATTATGAAAAATAATGAAATAGGAAGTAAAATTATTTATGATAGTTTTTATTTATCACCTAATATATTAGAAATCAATGAATATTCATATTATAATTTCATACATGAAAAAAAAGTTGAAAAATTTATAAATATTTATGACGAAAGTGATTATCAATATTTTCCAATTGATTACACACCTTCAGGATTTCCTATTAATATAAAAAATAGTAAATCAAAATATAATAATTTAATTATTACAAATATGTCATGGAATATAATACAAAATATTAATGATACAAAATATGAAGAAGCAAATATATTAGGTATAACACCAAATATAAATGAAATGTCATATAAAAATATTAATTTATCTGTTAATTTTGAGTTACATAGTCAAATTCCATTACATTTATTAAGTAATAGAGAAAATATTATACCTTATCGAAATGAAAATATTAAAGTTGGTAATCCATCAAAAACATGTTTGTTTAAAGTACAAAATATTAAAATTAATAAATTAAATGGATTTAGAGAAAATAATATTGTTATTCCATTAAATAATTTTTATAATTTATACAATTCATTATTATGTGTGCGTGTTTCAATAGATGAAGATGATATTTATTATTTAAAAGGATTTGATGCTAATGAAAAATTAAATTACGGACATGTTCCATTTAGTCAATTTATATTAAATTTTGATTATTATTTACAATAATTATATAAAATTTATATCTTTATCTATTTTAATTTTTAAAATTTGTATTATTACATATATTATAAATATCATTAACTATTTCATCTGATTCATTTTTATCATTTAAAAAATAATTTAAATATTTTTTAAAAAATTCTTGCATTTTTATTTGTTTATCATGTTTGTCATATAAATAATAATAAAATAAACCTACAAAATGTATGCTATTTTCATAATCTAATTCTGTAATTTTATTATGCAGTGTATTTTCATATAATGATATTATAACTAAATTTCTATGAAAAAGATTATATTTGAAGTCATTCATATTAATTTTATTATATATTAATTTATTATTATAATAAATTTATTATTATTAAAAATAATTTATTTAAAAATAAATTAATATTTTATTAATATGAAAAATTTAAAACAAGCATACGGATTTGTATTAAAAAGTATAAAAAAAAATACAAAATTAACAGAATCATCAAAATGTATTAAAGGAAAAACATTCGTAATTGCTGGTGGAACACGTGGAATTGGTTTTCATATTGGAAAAGCATTAGTTGAAAAAGGTGCTAATATTGCTATATTAGGTAAAACAAAAGAACCTCATCCAAAATTAGAAAATACTATTGATAGTGCTGTAGAAAAGTTACTTTCTTATTCTAAACCAGCATATGATGTACAAAAAAACTATGAAAGTAAAAGTGAAAAATATTTATCAATACATAAATCAACTGAAGATTATTTAAATAATAATTATAAAAAACAAGTATTGGGAATTGTATGTGATGTACGTAATAAAGAATCCATCGATGAAGGTAGAGATAAAATATTAGAATATTTTGGTAATATTGATGGATTAGTAATAAATGCAAGTGCTTTATGTTTAAATAATACATTAAATCAAAGTCAGAAAGAAATAGATTTAATGAATGATGTAAATATTAAAGGTTCATTTAATGTTGGTCAATCATATTTAGAAATAATTTCAAAAACATCATCACATCCACAAGTATTAGTTGTATCACCTCCATTAGATATGATTGATAATAGTGATTGGTGGATTCATCATTTTTATTATTCAATGTCAAAATTTAATATGACTTTAATGGCTAAATTTTGGAATGAAGAATTCAGCAATATTTCTTTTAATACACTATGGCCACGTACAACAATAGATACAGCGCCTGTCCGCAACTTATTGGGAGGAGCTGACATGGTAAATATTTCACGAAAACCAGAAATAATGGCAGTAGCAGCATCTGTTATTTTAAGTAGTGATCCAAAAGTAATAAATGGGCAAAATTTTATAGATGATGAGGTATGTTTAAGTGCTAATATTGATATTGAGCAATTTAGAATTAATCCTGATGTTAAAGAAAAGGAGCTTATGCCTGATTTTTTTTGTTAATTATAATAATTTAAATAATTTAAATTTAAACATCAATGAAGTATCCTGTTAAAGTTACTTGATTAAAAAAAATACCTTCAGCTTGAAATAATAATTTATTTGTTTTAGAACAAAGTCTAATATTAAGATTATTATTTAAATATTTTGGTATTCCAGATATGACTTTAATGGGATAATCGTCTTCATTACGAATCATAGATATATTTATGTATGAATTTTTTGAATTGTCACTATCAATACAAAGATTTGAAATAACTAAAATTTTATTATCTGGTATTTCAATGGAAGTACCAATTAAATGTCGCATAGCTTTATGAGTACAATTATTAATATCATCTCCTAAATCCAATTCATATATCCAAAAAATACCATCTTTATCATCATCTTTATCATCATCTTTTTTTATTTCATTTTTGGATACTTTCAATGGTGGTTCATAATCTGAATCAGAATCTGAATCAAAACATCTTTTAGTATTTCTAGTATTCATGTTTAAGTTTTTTTAAACATTAAATAATCTTCGATTTTTATTTAAATATATAATTATAAAAAGATATATATAATAATACAATAATATATGTAATGAAAGTTTGTCAAGAATTAACAAATATTATATTTAATTATGTACCAGAAAAAAAAAAATTAGTAACTAATAAATTACATCAAGAATATATAAATTATTTAAAATCAAAAATAAATATTATAATTATTTTTTTAAAATCAATTAAAGTAATAAAAAACTTATGTAGATATAAGTATTTCATACAAAATCAAAAATTATGTTGGACAAAAAACACATTAATAAAATTTGTAATGGTAAATTATATATATGATTCTGATTGTGGATTACCTGATATCATAATAGGTTCATATAATTTAAATACTGATTTATTAAATATAATGAATGATATATATTATAGGAAAGCCTATGATATATATAAGTTTTTAAAACAAGATGATATAACATCAGAAATGATTATTAATTGTTGGTATACATATTATTGTTTCTAATTTATAGCTCAAAATTAAATTTCATGTCGTTTTCAACTAATGCATATTTAAGTATATCATAAATATTATCTACAATTCTAACTGTTACACAGTTTCTAAACATTCTTGTATTTTTATCTATTTTATAATTATTTTTAGAAGCAATTAATGAATCAATATTTTTAAATGTATGATTCTTTTTTAATGATTCAAGCTCATCTTCTTCTTTAGAAAATATAACATTTAAGTCTTCTTCATTAGATCTTGGTATTAATACTTCAGTGGCACCAGCATTTAAAGCACCTTGTAGTTTTGAATATAAACCTCCAATTTGTCTAGCATTTCCTTCTAAATCTATTTCTCCAGTCATAGCTACTGTATTTTTAATAGGAATTCTAGTAATTAATGATATTAAACATAATGTTATAGCTAAACCAGCAGAAGGTCCATCTTTAGGAGTAGCTGCTTCGGGACAATGTATATGAATACCGAATTTTTCATTTTCCTTGAAGAATTTATCTTTTACTTCTTTTGTTAAAATATTATTTAAAACTGTAAAGGCACAATCCATACTTTCTTTCATAACATCTCCTTGACATCCAGTTAATTTTTCTAATCCAAATTTCTTTTCACTAATGGTTGGTTTAGCTTGAATGATTGTTATACCACCTAAACCTGCTTTTGTAGCATATAATCCATTTACTAGTCCTACTTTTGGTTCATCATTAATTTTTTTATTTTCAATTTTTGGGAAATTTTTAAATACAGTATTAATAAATTCTTCATCTATAATAAATGGATAAGTAATATTATCATCGTATATTTTTCTTAAATTAATTTCCCTACAAATATCATATAATAATTCATTTAATTTTCTAACACCTGCTTCAAAAGTATATTTTTGAATGATATCAATAACATATTCATTATCAAAAATAATTTCATCATTCGTAAATCCAATATTTTTATATATTTCGGGACAAATGTAATTTTTAGTAATAATTAATTTTTCTTGTACAGATAATGGTTCAATATTGATTTCTTGAATTCTATCTAATAAAATTCTATCTATATTTTCTTTATTATTATATGAAAATATAAATAAAACTTGAGATAAATCAATTGGTATTGATGCAAAATATTTATCAAAAAATTCTTTGTTTTGAGACTGGTCGGTAATATGAGTTAATATAGAAATAATTTCTTTACCATGCTCAGTATTACTTACTTTATCCAATTCATCAATGTAAATAATCGGATTCATACATTTTGTTTCCATCAGCAAATCACATATTTTTCCCCATGTTGAACCTAAATAAGTGTAATGATGACCTTCTAAAATAGAACCATTTGTAGCACCACCAAGTGGTAAAAATGAAAATGGTCTGCTTTCACCATCATCATCTACTAAACATTTAGCCAAGCCATTTTTACATAATGTTGTTTTACCAACACCTGGAGGACCACAAAGTCCAATACATTGACCTTTTGAAATACCATTCATCCATTGTCCAATTATTCTTTTCATTTGAAGTTTTGCTTCAGTTTGTCCATAAGTACATTGATCTAATATTTTATCAACATTATTCATATATTGTTTTTTATTTAATTTAAATTTATTCCATTCTAATATCAAACCTTTCATTTCTTCAATATTTTTTATATTAAATTTATTAAATGATTCGTCATAATCATCGTCTTCATCAACTTCCGGTTTATCTTTTAATAATTTTGTATTAATTTTTGATTCTATTTCACTTAATTTATCAATCATTAATTTTAAGTTATTTTTATTCATAATTTCACTTGTGTATAATTCGTTCTTTATTTTTTTGAAAATATCAAGTTCTTTTTTAAATTCATTAATATTAATTTCATCTAATAAAATTTCATTTTCTTTATTCAAAAACTTTTGGAAATTATCATTATTAATTATATTAAATATTTCTTCATCATTATTTATTAATTCATTAATATTTATATTATCTTCATAATTTGTTTCATTGGATATTTTTTTTAAAATATCATCAATAAATACTATAAATTCACTATATATATTCTCACTTTTGTATAAATTAGAATGAAATTCATTAATAATATCAGTATAACAATTAAATATAATTTGATTTTTAGAATCTAAATATGTTAATTCATAATCTGAAATTTTTAAAGTCATTGTATTTATAAAATTTTCCATTTTTTGTTGATATTTATCAAAAAAATCTATTATTTTTTCTTTTTTATATATACCAAATGGTAATTTTAGAAAACCATCTAACCATTGTTGAGCTTTTATACTATTTTCTTTAGAACCATTAATTTCCTTTAACTTTTCTATACCCTTGGCTTTTACATATTCAGAAGTATTTAATGCTAGAATTTTTGATTCATAAGGAATATCATTAATATTTATATTTTCTAATTTCTTTTTTTGAGTATCAAAATTTGTACTTGTTATCTTGAATATCTTTTGTATTTTCCAATGAAGACTATTAAATAATACATCAGCTAATTTTTCATTTTCAAACAAAAATGTTTGGTCTGTTAGTAAGTCATATATAATATGGGCTGTAAATTGTGATTCTTGGTCATGAATTAAAAATAAAATTAACATTTTTCTTTGTTTTTCTGGGTTCATTTTGATAAATTCTTTAACTAATAAAGATAATGACTTGTTTTTGAATTTAAGAAATTCATCATAATCTTCTTGTAATGTATTAGAAATTTCTTTAGCACTGTAAATTAAAAATTCTTTTAAACCAAGTTGTTCTATATATTTAGTTTTAAAATCATCAGGAACATTTATGTATTCAATTTCTTTTATAATTAATTTATTTTTTTCCTCAATAATACTGTATTTTTTTAAAATTCCTAGAGAATCTTTTTTAAATAACCCATTTATTAGTAATATTTTTTCATCATTAATATAAATTACAACGCAAGCTCCGTCAATTTTGTCTAATAGTTTCTTTTTTTTATAATATAATTCTTTTTGTTCAATGATATTAATGTTTTCAATATTTTCAATATTATTTTCTTCTTTTACTTTATTTATGTCATTGCTTAAAACAATATTAGTTGGAATAAAATAGCTGTTGTAAATATCTAATAATTCATTAAATTCTGATGATTTATTATTAAAAAAATCTTCTTCAATCCCAAATATTTTTAATAAATTATAAATATTATCACAACCAATATGAAATGAAATCTTTTCAAAAAAATCACTTATTTCTAATATAAATTCTTCTAAAAATTTTTTATTATTCCTTTTATTTATACTTTTTTCAAGTACTGTTAATTTATTATTTATATCATTTAATGCATACATCTTTTCAATATAAAATTCCTGTTCTATATATTTATTCTTAAATAAATTTTCTAAATGATTTGATAAATTTGTTAAATCCTTAAAAAAATTATTTAAAATTTTTAAATACTTCTTTTTTTTCGTATTCGCATTTCCACCTCCTTCACTACTTTTTATTTTAACACTCATTATAATATATTAATTATTTTTTTTAAAAATTAAAAAAAAATTGTTTTATTTAGAAAATAAAAAAAATATAATATATTAGTTATGACTAGGAAAAATAATAACAAGAAATCAACCAAGAAAACTGATAATGATAAACCTAAACAAAATATAGTATTATTATTTGTTAAATCTGACAAAAATAAAATTAATGACAAAGAAAAAGAAAAAGATGAAGATAAAGATAAAGATGAAAAAAAAAATGATAAAACAATAGATTCTGACGATGATGAAGAAAAAGATAAAAGTAAAAGTGAAATAGATTTTAATACTGTATTTGTTGATGAAAATGAAAAATTTGAAAAAGATAGCAATTCTTTTGATTATAATGATTATGATAATGATGATTATGACGATCAAAATGATGAAAAAAATAGCGAAGATTATGATTTAAATAAAGATTATGACGATCCAAATGATGAAGATTATAACGATGATGATTATATAGAGGAGGAGGAAGAAGAAGATGAAGACTATGTAGAGGAGGAAGATGAGGAAGATGAGGAAGATGAGGAAGATGAAGAAGATGATGAAGATGAAGATGATGAAGAGGATGAGGAAGATGAAGAAGATGAAGAAGATGAAGAAGATGAAGAAGATGAAGAAGATGAAGAAGATGAAGAAGATGATAAAAATAAAAAATCAAATAAACCTGTAAGTAAGAGAGATAAATTCACAAAAAAGAGAAATAGAGATGAAGAAGACGATGAACAAAATCTAGATAATTTATTTAGTTTTATTATAACAGGAAAGCCAAGAGGAAATGCAGATACGACATTATTTAATCGAAATCCAAATATTGATAAAGAATTAAATTCTAAAAGAAGTAAAAAAAAGTCAAGAAAAGAAAGTTTTTTTGATTATTTCAAAGAAGCAAAAGAATTAACTCCAATAAATAAAAAAATAGAAAATTTACAAGATTTAATTGATTTGGGTGAAACATATGATAAAAATGATAAAAAGAGATATGTAATTAATATGAAAGCATTACATAAATCATTGGACTCATTAAAAGAATTAAATAAGTTTATTGGAATGAAAAAAATAAAAGAAATGGTGTTAGATTTAATATTTTTAAGACTCCAAAATTTTGAAGATTATGCTGAAAATGAAATGTGGCATTTAGTTATTCAAGGTAGTCCTGGATGTGGTAAAACAGAAGTAAGTAAAGTTATTGGTAAATTATATTATGGTCTGGGAATTGTTGATAATGATACATTTACACAAGTTAAAAGATCACAATTAATTGGTAAATGGTGTGGGCATACAGCAGCACAAACTCAAGAAATATTTGATACTAATGAAGGTGGTGTAATATTTATTGATGAAGCATATAGTTTAGGTAATGCTGAACAAAAAGACGCATTTACTAAAGAATGTATTGATACAATTAATCAGAATTTGACTGAAAAGAAAAGAACAGTTGTAATTATTGCGGGTTATAAAGAGCAATTAGATTCTTCTTTTTTCTCCTATAATCCAGGGTTGTCAAGAAGGTTTAAAATGAGATTGTCAATGGATAATTATGATCATGCAGAATTAAGAAAAATATATATAAAAAAATTATATGAAAATAACTGGAAGGTCATGGATGAAAATGAAGAAGAACACATTCCATTAAATTTCTTTGAAAAAAATAGAAATATATTTAAATTTAATGGCGGAGATATGGAAAATTTATGGTCATTGACTAAAATTGTACATTGTCGCCGAGTATTTGGAAAAGATTTTAGTTTGTCAAAGAAAATTACAAAAGAAGATGTATATAAAGCTTTAGAAAAATATAAAGAAAATGAAGAAGTAAAAACTAGAGGAGACGACGAAGAGTTTAAAAAACAAATGATGAATACATTATATTGTTAATTATTTTTTTTTTCTTTTAATAAATATTGAATAAATAATATTTTTTGTAATATTATAGAATTTTCAAATGATTCAGTGGATAATAATAAATAATAATGATTTAATTCAGCTTCTAAATCTTTTATACTTAAATTTTTCAAATAATTATTTGACATATTTTCATAATATTCCATATTATATTAATTGAATAAATTTATTTTATTTATTATTAATAATGAATAAAAACATATATTTTAGTCATATTCCTAAAACAGCAGGGCGAACAATTACAGATATATTTGACAAGGAAAGTAAAAGAAAAGGAAAAAAATTATATGTAGGAGAAAAATATTTTTTAGAAATTATATATAAAAAAGATAAATATTATTTTGATACTTATTTAAAAGAAAAGTATCATAAAAAATTCATAAAATTTAATAATGAACAAAAGAAAAATGAACACTGGAATATGCGTTTCTGGCACATTCCATTAAGTTTTTGGAAAGATAATTTATTAATGGATTTAAAGAAAAATAATATAATATTTTGTGTAATTCGTAATCCTTACACAAGAATTGTAAGTGATTTTAAATTTTGGATAAAATTTTATAAAACATATAAAAATAAAAAACATGATTATTATTTTAAATATTTATTAAAAGAAATTGAAGATATCTATGAAATGAATTTTGTATTAAATAAAAAAAATATGAATAAAGTTATTCAAAAAATATTAAGTTCTTCTAAATATAATTATACTTTAGATGGACATTTAATACCACAACATAAATATGTTTATACAGTTATTAATGATAAATTATTTAAAATAGCTGATGAAATATTAAAATTCGAAAATCTTGAAAAAGATTTTATAAAATTTAAAAAAAAATACATTAATTTTATTCCAAATAAAGCTATTAAAGAAACTCATTTGAACCCTACGCAAAATAAAGAATTAAGTATAAATGATTTAACAATTAATACTAAGAATATTATTTTTAATTATTATAAATTAGACTTTAAAATTTTTAATTATCATAAATAAGCATTAAATATCAGATACGTTAAATTCGTCATCACCACCAACAGTAAAATCAATACCTGTACTGTCATCATTTTGTTTTTCTTCAATTGTTATTATTTTTTGTTGTATTAAAAATTGTACTTCACCATCATCGTATTTATATAAAATATCACATTTATCTTCAAAATCTCTTTTACTAATTTTGACTATTGAATCAAGCATAATTCTACCTTGTCTTCTTGATGCTGTACGTGATAAATGAGACATCATTGTTTCATTTTTTAGTCCCGTATCAGACAAAATAAGAATTCTAAATCTTTTATCACCCAAAACACTTGTAATTTTAGCTACATGTGAATTTTCTTCCGTTAATGGTAATGGTACATCTTTTTTTTCTTTACGAACACTATCTTTGTTCGACTTCTTTTTAGCTTTATTTCCACCTTTCAAATTTCTTGGCATACTTATTATAGTTAATTTTTTTTAAAAAATATAATCAATTTTTTTAAATTTTTTAAAAGACGATTCCTAAATATATCTTTTATTTCTCAAATAAAAATATAATAACCAAGCTGTTAAAATTATAAACACAATGATTATAATACTTGTATATTTCTTTGTTTTATCATTTGAATCTAATAAAAAATTTGATTTATTATAATTAAAATGTTCTATAAATTGTGGGCTACATAATACTTTTATTTTGTCATTTTCACATTTTACAACATTTTTGTGATTATTATTATTAGAAAATACATATTCATCTCCCAAATCATTTTTACAAATATGATTATAACTATTTTTCATAGTATTGAAATTATTATATATTTCATTTGTAAAACAATTAGTGTATTTATCATTATTTATTTCATGTACATCATGTTGTTTAGATAGATTCAAATCATTTTCTTCTTCTTCACAATCTTGAATTATTGAATCTACTTTATTCTTTTGATTGATTGTATATAAATCGTAATTTTTATTTTTATCTTTTATTAAATTTATTTTGTCATAAAAATTACAAGAATTAGGTTGTTGTAAATAGAGTACTGAATTACATTCTTTATTATTTAAACAAGAATCCATGCAATCATTTAAATTTTGAACATTATTTTTTTTTAACAAATTTGTACCTTCAAAATTATAATGATTTAATTCATTAAAATAATAATAAGGATTGGATTGTTGTTCTAGTGTAGCATATTTTTGTTTTTTATCTTTAACAAATTTTCGAATTGAATAATTATTAACAACTGAATCATCTAATTTTTTTGTAGGTTTTTGATTTGAATATAAAAAACATTTATTATTATTGCCATAAAATTTAAAACCGGGTTTATTATTTTTTAAAGAATATTTTTGACAATAAGATAAATCTTTATTCTTGATTATATTTGATGGTTTAGATAGAGAAAATGTATTTTTATTAAATACATAATTAAAAATACTATTATTAGATTTATTAGTATCCATATAATATAAATAATAAATTTTATTTTGTATAATTAAATTATCTAATTTAAATATAATGCTAACTACATATCAATATACAGAATTATTAGTGGGTACAACATTATTTATAATGACGTATTTAGGATTTATATATTGTTTAGATGATAAAAGAAACTATTTTTACAATGATTTAATTATTTCAGGAATATTTTTCGGAATAATATTATTATTTCGATATTTATTAATTAATTATTATATATTACAATCTCAAAATTTTTCATCTAATATAATAATAGATGGCTAATATAATAGTATTTTTTATAATTTTTTTCCTACTTTTAGGATTTCAATATTTTACTTTTACAAAACTAACCTTATTTCAATATTGTGAAATGTTATTTGGTGCTTTATTTATTATAGTTTTTTTTGGATTCTTCGGTGCTATGCTTACTTTAAATAAAGAAATGATAAGTACCTCAATATATGCATCAATATTTTTCATGTTGTGGTATTATATAACTAAAAAAATTGTAAATGGAATAAATAGTGATATTAATGGAGTTATTTATTTTAGTTAAAAATATCAAAAAAAATTTAATATTTTAAAAATAATATCTATTTAAATAGTAATGAATTATTTAAATTTATCTGTAATTCAAAAATATGATATATTTTTTACAACTTTATTATTTATATTATTTTTTTTAATGTTAAAACCTCTTATATTAACAGGCGAAATAAATAGTAGAGATATTATAGCATTAGGTTTATTATTTTACTGTACTTATGGAATGACATTAATATTTACCAACTCAGTAAGTTTCAGTAAAATGTTTTCAAAATTACAAAGTGAAAATATTTAAAAATAAATTTATATTTATATAAGAATAGAAGATTATGAAATTTCTAGTAATAAAAAATTTTGAAGAATTCGATAATATTTTTAATGATAATAATAATGACTTTATATTAATTAATATTAGTGCTTCATGGTGTAAGCCTTGTAATAATATAAAAGAAGAATTAAATGAATACATAAGCAATTTATCTATAGAAAATTCTGTATTTCTAAAAATAGATTATGATTTAATTGACGGAAATGAAGACTTTTCAAATTATTTTGAAATTTCTAAAATACCTTATTTTTTTATGTATAAAGATAAATCCAAAATAAGTGAATTTCAAACGGCTAATATTGATAATATAAGAAACAACATAAATAGTATTATAGAAAATAATATACATAATGATTTTGATTTATCAAATGACTTCTGATATATGTTATTATATATATTTAAATTTTATTATTAATTCAATAATGAAATTTATTATCTAAATAAAAATAAGCATGAGTTACGATTCTGATAAGAAACAAAAAAGGGGTGGAAAAAAATTTAATAAGAAATTTTTTGAGGAAGAATATGAGTTGGTAAAAGAAGAAAGTATCAAATATATTAATGGAAATAAATATAATCAAATTAATTCAGATAAAGAAAAAAAAAATACTAATGATAAATTCGCAAAACCAAGAAATTATTCTCAAAAGAAATTATCAAATTTTTTAAAAAACCCATCTTATCGTATTATTGTTGCTTCGGGTCCGGCGGGTACAGGAAAAACATTATTTTCTGTTGAGGAAGGTTTAAAAAATTTTACTGAAGGTAAAGTTGATAAAATTATATTTACTAGACCATCAGTTAGTGTAGATGAAAAACTAGGGTTTCTACCAGGTACATTAGAAGATAAAATGGCACCATGGATAAGACCAATATTTGATATTGTACATAATTTTATTACACCTAAAAATTTAGAAAAACTAATTGAAGACAAAATATTCGAGATATGTCCATTAGGTTACATGAGAGGTAGAACATTTAAAAACTGTTGGATTGTAGCAGATGAAATGCAAAATAGTACAATAGCACAAATGAAAATGTTATTAACAAGAATTGGAGAAAATAGTAAATTAGTTATTACTGGAGATTTAGAGCAAAATGATTTATTTGGAAAAAATGGTTTGGATGATTTCTTAGATAAAATTAGGGGAAGAAGATCTGATTCTATTAATTCTGTTGAATTTTTAGATAAAGATATTGAAAGAGAAGAAGTTGTTAAAGAAGTATTAGATATTTATAGAACAAATAACATACCTTATTCAAATGATAATATAGATAAATGTTCTGACGAAGAATCTGATAAATGTTCTAATGAAGATTCTGATAAAAGTTATGATAAATGTTCAAACGAAGATTCTGATAATATTGATAATGACTCCAAAAATAGTACTGATTCATGTCCTGAAACAAGGGATGAACTTGATATGTTACTAAAAAGTGATTTAGAATATATTTAAGGCTATTTTTCCTTATATTATATTTTTGTGATATTTACATTTAATTGATTACAAAAATATTCTACTAAATCATTATTTTTATAATCATCTATATATTTTATTTCTTTTATTCCACTAGCTAATAAAAGCCTTGTACAAATTATACAAGGATAATGTGTAATATATGCAGTACTATTTTTACATGATACTCCTCTTTTAGCACAATCACATAAAGCATTTTGTTCAGCATGAACTGTTGCTTGTTCATGCCCATCTCTAACAACACTTTTGTGAATACAACCCGGCAAAAATCCATTATAACCTTGACTTATAATACGATTATCATTTACTAATAAACACCCAACTTTTAATCGGTCACACGCAGATCTCTTAGCTGTTACTTGAACAATTTCTTTAAAATATGTATCCCAATTAGGACGACTCATATTTTTTTAATGCATAATATTTTTAAATATAGTAAAATATTATATTTATTAAAAACAAATATACTTAAATATAAATTCAATAATCTATGTATATCATGCAGATTGAAATAAATTATTTTGATGAAATTTATAGTATTTTAAAAAATAGTAATAAAAAATGGTTATATGTTAATACAATTTATAAGAGAATAATTAATAATGTAGATAAATCATTCATTAATGATGATTTTCAACAAATATTTTTACTTCATTTAATGACCATTAATTGTTATTATAAAGACGTTTATGTTGTATATAATAATGATGGTTGTTTAGAATATGTAATATGTGATGGAAATTCATGTGACGAAGATTCATGTGACGATGATTCATGTGACGAAGATTCATGTGACGAAGATTCATGTGATGAAGATTCTAATGAAATGTGTGTTAATAATAATATATTTGTTTCATGTCCAGGATGTTCTGATGATGATAATGACGAAGATGAAAATAATGAAGACAATGATGAAGATTACATACCAGATGAAGACGAAGACGAAGACGAATACGATGATGAAGACGATGATGAAGACGATGAAGAAGACGATGAAGAAAGTAATGAATTATTATATTTATTAACTAAAGATGATGTTATTGATTATGCGGTGGATAATTCAGATATTCCTTACATTAGACAATTGATTTTAAAATATAAAGAAAATGATAATAACATTATGCATATTTTATTTTCAAATAAAAAAAACAAAGAAATAGAAAAATTATTGAATAATGAAAGTATTTATTTACTGACAGAAGAAAATAAAGAAGGAAAGTGTCCAATAGATTACGTAAATAATACAATTTTGAAAAAAATCATAAAAGAGTGTATTAAAAATAATAATAATTTAAATAAAGATATAGATTATTTATATAAACATAGTTTTGAATTAAAAGAAAGTATTTATTATTTATCTATTACATTATCTTGTTCTATGTTATTTATATTATTCGGATTAGCAAGACACTAATTTTTCAATACATTTTAGATATGTATATACTTTTTAATTAAAATTTTATGATATTTTATATGATAAAAATCGAAACAAATTGTAATTTATATTTATATTAGTTGTAGTAAATAATTTCACTTACATATACTGAAAATGCACATTCCAAAGATTATCAATAATTTACCTAAACAAATTTCTTTTTTAACTAGAAAAAGAATTTTTGGAGATGAACTAGAAGAATATAAGACATGTGATGAGTTATTAATTGAAAAAACACAAAAACAAATTAAAAAAGCTTCAAAAATATTAAAAGTAATTGAACAAAAAAATGAACAAATATATAAGGTACATGGTTTAAAGATACAAAATAATGATACTGAAAAATATACTGAGTTAGTAGTAAATAATTTTCGGCAAAATGTTAGTAGTAAATTATATTTAAAACCAAAGAATGTTTCATCTCAAAAGTGGTTTATTATACTAAGTGCTGCAAAACATTCTTCGGGTTTAAAAGGTATTCCTTATGAATGGATTGAAAATCGTGGAAAACTTAAGATACATCGTATAGCATTTCAATATACAGAAAATAAAAATAAAAAGAAATAAGAAGAAAATCAATTATTTAATCAATTTTCTAATTATTATATAGTTAATACAATAAATTATGTATTTATAACATTTTACCAATTAAAAATTGATTTATAAAATTATTTAAAATAAAAAAATATGAAAAACGTAAAAGTAGAAAAAATAAAAAGATGCTGTAATTGTAATAAATTTATATTATATATAAAGCATTACAGTGATTCTTATTTATGTAGTGTTGATGGGAATACTATTTGGTGTGACCAATGTTTTTATGACTACGATTTTTCCTTTTTATTTGATAAAGAAAAGAATTTAGTAAATGATCCCTACATAAGATGTTTATACTGTGCACAGAATTTTAAATTATATTCACAAGAACGATATATTGACCAATATAAGTCAAAAATATACATTGATGATAAAGAAATATGTTCATCGCGATGTTATGTGAATATAACAATATATTTTAAAAATAATTTAAAAAATTTTTATATTAAATCTTCAAAATAACTTGTTTTTACTTATAAAAAATTGAAAAGTAACACCAAATAGTTTATTGTTAATAATACTGTAAAAAATGTATTATACTATTAATGCTGCGGATGATGATACAAAAAATAAGGTGTATGAATGGATTAAAAAAAACCCTGATTTAGATAACAGTGAATTAACCAGCATTATGTCAAACCAATATTTCCCGGAATGTTTGATTACATTTGAGTGTTTGAAAAATTTAAGATCTGATTCCTATGCTCTTGTTAGCAGTAATGGTTCAGGATATAGTACTCATTATTTGTACAAATTGAATGACGAATTATTTGTTGTGATCAATTCATGCATAAATGGTACTATTCACAATATTAAAAAGATTAATTCTGATTTTGAAGAAAGACTGAAATTCACTTTGGAACATTTAAAAGTTGATTGGTCAATTTATCAAAGGGAAAAGAAAAATTTTCAGGAAAAAAGAATTGATCCAGTATGCAAGTTTTATGAACAGGAATTAACATCACAATAATTTTATTATTACTATTGAAAATTTATGTATATTTATAATATATGAGCACTCCTACTAAAAACCAAGCAGGAACACCTAATGGAAAATTAACTAAGAATTATAAAAGAAAACAATATCTATATGGTAAAGATGAAGATTTACAAAATGCCATCACAATTTTAAGAGGTTATTCAAATAATAATATTTTTAATGAATTTAAAAATAATTTTAATACAATGAATTTTGATAGTAGAACTGCTGGTGTCAATCCAAATAGTGCATTATTTATGGATAAAACTAATGAAAAAGTATATAAAATTGGATTATGGGACCAATGTAAAATGGGAATTCGTAAAGAATATATTTCTTATAAAAAAATTGGTAAGCAAGCAAATAATCATAAGTATGTACATACACCAAAAATGCTTGATTGTAAAATAATACCAGATACAAAATATGCTTTATTAGTTATTACTTATCAAAAAGAATTAGAAAATGCTGCACCAATTACACATACACAAGACCATTTATATGAGGAAGCAGAAAATTTTTTAAAAAATTTAGGTATTACTCATAGAGATTTATTAGGAAATATTTATGAAATAAATATACCAAATTATAAAACATTTTTTATTATAGATTTTGAAGATTGTACATTTAATAATAATAATAAATTTAAATTAACAAATGAAAAGCTAAAAATTATGGATAATAAAGTTAAAAAAAATAATTCACCACAAACTTGTGTTAAAAAAAGAAAACCTGGTACAGTATATCCTCCTGGTTCTCCTAATTCTTCCAATTCTCCAAATCCTACTATGAGATTACCTTTTTACAATTATCCTCCAAATTCTCGAAATCCTACTATGAGATTACCTTTTGACAATGGTTCTCCAATGAAATCTCAAAAGAGAGAGGAGGTAAAAAGAAATAATTAAATATTAATTTTCAATATATAAAATATGAAAGCAATCATAAAATATAAATAAAAATACATATATATTACATCTTTTGTTCTAATAAATACCATAAATGGTACTTCATTAATCCAGCAATAATGTGCAATAAAAAATGAGCTTAAATAATGATAACATATTATTTTAAGTATCATAATTGATAATTAAAATAGGAAAAAAAATCATTTTTTATTTATTTTTCTTTAGGTAATAAATATTTTTTAAATTTTGTCATTTGATTATATGTATTGCTTACTGTAACTTCACTTGTATGACATTGTTCTGCTATTTCTTTTTTACTAAATCCTAAATCATAATTTTGACTAATAAAATAAATACACCCAACGGCAATTGATTTCGGATTATTTTCTTGACAAATACCTAATTTATCAACTAATATAGAAATTCTTGCTCCAATATTAATGAATTTTTCATCCAAATCCATAAGAGAACAAAATCTCTCAATCAAATCTTTTGGTTCA